TCTGTAATAATTGAACATCTTTTTTATCTTGTGATGTGATATTTAATTTATATCCATCGAGTTGATTTTTATCTTGTTGCTGTTTTCTCCACTGTTCAATTGCGGCATGACGAGTTTGTTTTAAAGATTCTAAATCAAATTCAATGATAGCTTTTTCAGCATTGCATGTTTCTTTAATATATGCTAACTTATCCTTATATTGCTGTGCGGCATTATTATAATCTTCTTGCAATTTAGCTTCATTATCTTTAGCTATTTGTTTAAGATTGTCGAGGTGATCTTTAGTCTTATCGTACTGCTGGTTTAAGTCTTTAAGTATTTGATCAGTAAAATCAACTTTATGCCGAATATTATTAAGAGTAGTTTTACCTTTGTCAATATCATTACTAATTCTATATTTTTCATTTACTAAAGTTTCAACAGCACTTTGTAAACGTTTATATTCTTCTTTCTTTTCTGTTATAAGAGTTAAATATTTTCTATATATTAATGTAATAATTATGGTAATAATTATAATTATACTAAAAAATATAATATATTCCATAATAAAATAGAGGGTGCCTTATAAAGACGACCCTCCTCTCCTTTTAACTCCGTGTATTATTTTTAATTTACTCAGCTGGCTTTTCCATAGCAGGATCAACAGCTAGACCTTCAGGAGTTAGACGAATAACCTTCTTCTCAATACCCTCAACAACAACACGCTCAGTAATACCCTTCTTCTGTAGACCGGTTGCAGTACCATTAATCTGACGAGAAGTTAGACCTAGAGCATCTGCTAGATCATCAGCAGTATACTGACCATCGGGATCTGCCTGTAGATAACGAATAACTGCCTGAGCATTCTCACTAAAAAGCTGTGCCATAATAATAATCTCCTTTTCTTTCTTTAATACTTATTAATAAATATTATGACTTTATTTATATCAAAGAAATCCTTTTCTTTTCTTTGATATATATATTATACTATATAATAATTACAATTGTCTACAACTATTTTTAACATTTACATAAAATTATTTTTTATAATTATCTTTTAATTGATTAAATGCTTCTGTGCATGTGTCACACAAACAACGACCTTGTTTTTAAAACTGCCAGATCATCCTTCGTTAGAAGGGACAATTCAACGCCCCCAAGGATCTTTTATACCTATTGCTGTTTTATCACATAACTCACATTTAAAAACTGGACGTCAATTATACATAATAATCCTAACTAAATATTTCATCTAATAAACAATCATTTTTGTCTTTATCTGGCCGCATACGCTCAAATACTGGGTGTCGAATTGTTTTATCCTTTTTATTAAGGCTCATACAAGAAATTTGAGCTACTTTACCAAGATAATTTTCAGGATGTGCGGCCATATCTTCTCGCATTTCATCAGTAAGGCCAGATGCCACTCTTCCTACTTCAATAAGTTCACCATCTTTATAAGCTCCAAGTCGCATTCCATTTTTCCATCCATAATAATAGTGCTTAGTTACGGGGATAGGTTCATATCCATTTTTTTTAAGCCATGAATATTTTCCTTGGAGCCTATTTTCATCAGATGCTCTAATATTAAAATCCCAATTATCCAATTCTTTACCGCTATACTCTTTAACAGGATTAAGTAAATCCATTATAATTAGATCAACTGAATCGACATGTTCTTTCATTTTAAAACAAGTCATAGGACGCTTATCTGGTTCATAAATACTATCAAGACGTTTAAAAACCGCGCCTTCGCCACCAGCCGCAAATATTTTATTTAATTTTTCTTGAAATGACTTACATCCAATACCTATATTAATATTTTCTCCAAGAGTGTAAGTAGTTGCCATTTCGATGTATTCGTTTACAGGTTGATATCCGCCAATATAATTACCCGCTTCAAAAGCATCATAAAGCATATATTCAAGATAATGCCCTACACGAGTTTCAAAAGTATTATCACAAAGATTATTTCCTGCATAATAAATACAATCAAATACATAATAATGTACCCAATCAGATGCTTCTTGTCGTGCAATAGCATTTTTAGGTAAACATCCCATAATTGAAGTTACGTCATTGCTATGACCACCAGGAATATATATCTCTCCTAAGAGAACAGTATCATCTGGGAGATATTCACGTGCCCATTTTATAATATGTGGTACATTGCCACCTTTTTCAGCAAGCTCTCCTGTTTTCTTACTTTTGGTACGAGAAAAAAGATAGATATGATCATTATCTATTTTTTCTAATTGGTAAAAGCATCCGTCCTTTTTTTCTTGCATACACCATTCGCCATTAGTCATTGCGGAATCTACCTTAGCATCACTAAGTTTATTATGATATCGCATAGCCGGAATCTGGTGACTGCCTTCATACAATGTCATTATAGTTCCTTTCTATAATAAAATAGAGTAAGGTTTTTACCTTACTCTATTATTATATCATTATAAGGTATATACGTCAAGAACTATTTTAGACGATAGTTTTTCACTTGTATCATTCTTAGTCGAGAATGGAATTGTAGATACTTTAATAGAAGAAGTACTATTAGATGAATGTACTAAATAAAGTTCATCTGTTGCTTTAACACTCATAGCACATAAAACAATATTGTTTGTTTTAATTTTTTGTCCTTTTCCACCACGGCCTTGAGATTGAAAAACTTTATTAGCGATTATTTTTCCACAACCGCCTTCTTCAAAAATAAAAATTGGATCTTCTTCATTACAAAGAATTGCACTAGCTACATAATCAGAGTCATTTAAAGTAATACCTTTAACACCACCAGCTATCTTACCTTGTGCATTAATATCATCTGCTGCAAATCTAATACTATAACCATTCTCAGTGACAAGAATAATATTATCTGTATCATATCCAAGAGAAACAGATCGTAGCTCATCATCATCTTTAATACTCACAGCTTTGATGCCACGAAGATTTTGAGTATTACTAATATACTCTTTTACTTTAGTCTTTTTAATAATACCATTTTTAGTTGTGAATAGAATAAAATCGTGCGGCGTAGTATTAGGAACAATATTTAAAACGTATTCATTTGGTTCAAGTTGAACAATAGAACCTACAGCAGTTCCCTTATCGCTTGTGCCGCAAGTCTTAATGGTATTTAGTTTAATGCGGAACATACGCCCAGCATTAGTAAACAACATAACAATGTCAGCGGTTGTAGTTTTAAATAGATTTATGACTGGTTCTTTATTGCGGCGATATGATTTAACTGGAATAGATTTAATATATCCATCTTTATTCATATAAACAACTACATCTTCAGGTATAGCTGCAATTTTTTCTTTTGCTGTTTTAGTAGTTTTTGCTGCAGCTCGTTCCGCGATAATTGTCCTACGTTCATCACCAAATTTTTTACTTACCTCTTGGAATCGTTTAATCATTTGTTCTTTAAGTAATTCTTCTGATTTAAGAATTGCTTTAATAACAGAAATACGTTCCAGCAATTTAATTTTTTCTTCAACAAATTTATCAACTTCAAGCTTGGCTAATCGAGATAGTTTCATATCAAGAATAGCTTTAGCCTGCTCTTCATCTATAATAAGTAACTTTTGTAAATTAATATTAGCTTCTTTGGTGCTAGGAGATTGTTTAATAATTTTAATAACTTCATCAATCTGTGCAATTGCTTTAATAATTCCTTCAACAATTTTTAAACGATGCTCTAATTTATTAAGTTCTTGTTGATATAGATTAATATAAACTATTTTTTCATGGTCAAGATGAGCTTGTAAAGCTTGCCGCCACCCATAAATTTTCGGGAAACGACCATTTTCAAGCATCGTCATATTAATGCTATATGATTTTTGAAGTGATGTATTAGCATATAATATTTGTTTAATTTTTTCTTGGTCTACAGTTTTATCAAGATAAATTTTAATACAAACATCTTCACCAGTTAAATCATTAATACCCGTAATTCCAATATCAGGATTTTCAGACACTAATTTAGCTACCTCGCCGCAAATAGTATTAGTATATACACCATATGGTAAATCAGTGACAATTAGAGTTCTTTCTTTATCATCATAATTAATTGTTGCTTGTAATATACAAGCTTTACCTTTACCTTGTTTAAGACTTGTAGCAACTTCTGCTTTATTAATTAAAGTTGCGCCAGTTGCAAAATCAGGATAACAAAGAATGTCGTCATCAGATATATTTTCATCTTGAAGAAGTTTAATTAAAGCATTATTTACTTCACCAAGATTAAATTGTGGAATACTTGATGCAAGACCAACTGCAATGCCAGTTGATCCATTCACAATATTATAATATCCAAGAGAAGAAAGAACTCGTGGATATTGTTCTGTATCATCATAATTATCTATCCATTCATCAATAGTATATTTATTAGTATCTTGCAATAAATAATTTGATATTGGAGACAGCCTTGATGATGTGTAACGACTTGCGGCCCAGTTACCTGTTTCAGTAAGCGTACCATACGAACCTTCGACTTCAATTAGAGGATAACGCATGGCAAATGGCTGGCCTGAACGCATAATAATACCTTCACAAGATGCATCACCGTGAATATAAAAACGCATTGCAGAACCAATTGCTTTAAGAGTTTTCTTGAAAGGCTTATCAGACGTGAATTTATCTGTAAAAAGACTATAATATACTTGTCTTGCAGATGGCTTAATACAATCTCGCACATCTACGAGCGCACGAGACTGAATAACTGCGCCTGCGTACTGAGTAAAAGATTCTTTAATTACATCTTCTAATTCTAATACTTCATTCATTTTTTCTCCTACTCACGCACAGTTGAAAAATCAATTTCATTAAATACAAACTCTTTGCGGGCAATACCCGAGCTTCCCATTAATGCTTTAAGTAAATTAATTGCATCTTCTGTTGGGTTAAGAATATCCATTTTTTGATTTTTACCGAACATAGAAGCTTTAGCTTGATCCGCGGAAAGGCTCCCTAGACCTTTATTGCGCTGTACTTCACCGGTTATTTTACCACGAACAGCATCCATTTCTTCATCTGTAAAAAAGTATTGTTCACCTTGTTTAGTTTTAACAATGTATAATGGTGAACGTAACCAACATAGACGTTGTTCTTCAATAAATTCTGGGCAAAAATGCTGTAGAGCAGTTGCAATTAAAAGACCAATATGATAACCATCACTATCAGAGTCTGTACAAATTGCGACGCGTCCATACCGCAAATCAGATGGATCATATGCACCAGGTGTAATATTTAATGCTTTAAGAAGCAATTGAATTTCTTCATTCTTCTCTAATTTCTCTTTACTGTTGGAAAAAGCATTGATTAATTTACCACGTAACATTAGAATACCATATTTTTGTCTATCACGAGCAACAGCCATTGATGCGCCTGCGGATAATCCTTCTACAAGAAGAAGTGTACTATCTTCACCAAGATATTCTGCATCTTTTAGTTTATCTGGATGAAGAATCTTAACTTTATTAGATGATTTTTTAGTTTTATTGGCTTTAACTGCAGCATGCGCTTTTTTAGCAGCTTCTGCAGCTTTACGTGCAATTAATGCTTTTTCAATAATATTTTTTCCATCACTAACATTGTTATCGAGCCAAATTTCCAACTGTTCACTAAGAATTGAAGATATAAAAGCAGTATCAATCTTAGTAATATTGCTTTTAACCTGTGCGTCATAGGCAACATTTTCAGCGGTAATATTACAAACGAGAACAAGTCCTTCTTGCAATGCTGCGCCTTCAAGATTCTTATCCTTTTCTTTCAATATACCTTGTTCTTTTGCCCATTTATTTAAAGTACGAGTAATACATGATTTAATGCTTGTAATATGCGGTCCGGCAGTAGTTAAACCGCAATTAACATAAGGAACAATCGTTGAAGATGATTTATCGCAATAAGTTAAAGCTAAGTCTAATTTTTGTTTATCTCTTTGCTCTTGGATTATAAAAATATTATTTAATATTGAGATACTTTTTCCAAGAGAACGAGATAATAAATCTTGGATTCCATTATGATTAATTTCATCACCATTAAAAATAATGGTTAGTCCTGGACAAAGACAAGTAATATCTTCACAGAAATTGCGGAGTTTTGTCTCATTTACTCTTGGATTAGTAAAAAACTCTTCGCTAGGGGTAAAGACTACTGTAGTTCCACTATCATGAGCATCTACTTTGCCAGTATTACGACCAACAAGTATTCCTTCTTCAAAAACAATTTCTTCGTATTCTCCTTTATTATTAAAAGAAGTTACTTGAAGTTTATGACTAAGAAAATTTGTTAGTTTTGCACCTATACCATTAAGTCCGATAGCCGTACCTTCGTACACACCATCATCTCTATATTTTCCTGATGTATTAATAACATCAAAAGATGCTTGGAGAACTGTTTCTCCATCTTCTCGCATTATATTAATAGGAAAACCTTGTCCTGCATCTGTAATAGCTACAGCGCCATCATCCATTAATGTTACAATAATTAGATTACCATGACCAATATTATATTCATCAATGGCATTACCAAGAATTTCTATTGCTAATTGCGTCGCATCACTTGTATCTCCGCAATACATACCAGGACGTAAACGCACATGCTCTAAAGGAGATAATGATTCAATACTATCTTCTTTATATAAATTATTCAACCTTACCTCCCATCATCTTCATATCTAAATTCATAGTTATTAAGTATATCAGCATATTGTTTAACCAATGCGGCTATATCAAGTATATTCATTTTAATTGCGCACCAAGCTTCTTCTTCAGTATTATCATCTTGAGCGCTATAAATCATAGATTGTATATCGTCTAAAGTATAATATTTATATTTACCAATTTGTCCACTAGGCATAATTATCCTTTCTATTTATATAATTATACCATATAAAAATAGCAGATGTCAAGAAAATCTCAACATCTGCTTAAACACTTAATCCTGCAGTTCGGCCGCACGTTTCTCTTCAAGTTTCTTATTTAGTTGTTTACGACGTTCGATCATGCGGGATGTGTAATCTTGGAATGAGTCTTTCATATATTTATATTGAGCATAAGCTTTCTCATACTCTTTTTGAGCTAATTCATATTGATAATAAATATCACCTAATACAATGCCAAGTTCATATTGTTTGGTTGCTTTATATTTACTATGAAGCGTTTTATGAACATTGAGAATACCACGGGCACGTTCTTTTAATACTTTAGCTTTAGTATGAGCAATTTCAATATCGCATTTACGTTCAGCAAAACGATAACCATCCCAATCATTAATATTAGAATAATCTTGTGGACATGGTTTAACAGAACAAGTAAAAACTCCATATTTACTTGACTTTGTTACATAATAGACAGGAATTCTAATTCCATTTATAATAATTTTATCTTTTCAAGAGTCTAGGATTTTACTATGTTTACTCATAATATTTCACTTTCTCCGCTTCATGACCATATTCTTTAATTATGAAAGGTATCTTGCGGTTATATTGAGGGTATATTTTTTTAGCTATATCACAAGCTAAAGTTATTGCTTCTTTTGGATTATTTGCATTAAAATCACCATAGGTAATTGTTTTTCCATTTTCAGATTGAGATACATGATATTTAGTCATATAATTCCTTCCATATCAACTATTCTTTAAAATAAGTATAACATTTAATTTAACAATTGTCAAATAATTTTTTTTACTTGTTTTTAAATTTTATTTGACAATTATATATAATTAATGTTATATTATAATAAATAAAAGAAAGGGATTATTATGTCTGCATGGTTAATATATGGAAAAGTTATTAAAGAGATGCCTTTTCCAGATGGAAATGGTGGAAAGAAAATTGTAGAACCGCAAACAACTTTTCGTGCTCTTAATTATCGAGGACAAAGAGTATCTAGATTAGCTGATGCGGGAGAGTATTATGAAAAAGAAATGGCTCAAAAAATTATAGATAAAGCTCAAACATATTGGGATAAACTAGGTTATGGTGATTGTATTGCTTATGAAATTAGAAAGAGTAAATAATGTCGTATAGATTAGAATACATAGGGCCAACACAAACTTTTAAAGCTGCAGCACTAGACCCCAGAGATTTAAATTTAATTGATATTTCTGTTGAGAACGGTAAACAATATATTGTTGAAATGCAACAAGATGGTCCAGTAACAATTTTTAATGGAGATGTAATGATTGATCCTAATACAACAATGTGGATTATTTTTCCTTCACTTGGTGGTCGAATTCCTTATTCACCAGAAGCTATATTAAAACAATGGAGAATAGTCTAATAAAAGACAATAATTATTTTTATATTACTTTAAATTGTTGGAATTGTGATCACCCGACATGTCGTTTAGGGCATATCGTTCATGAAAATGATAAAGACGGTTGTGTGCGGCAAGTTGATGAAGATTTATTTATTGAACATTATCATCAATTGAAAGAAGTTTGGCCTTTTGTTTTAAAATCAAAAAATAAAGAAAAAATTGATGAAGAATATGAAAAAACAATGCAGATATTAGATAAAGTATATAGTAGTCCATGTATTAAACAATATGGTAAAGGATTTAAAGCTATAGTTGGAGTATAAAATGATTGTCTGTACAGGTGATGTTCATGGAAAAGTTATTGAACGTTTTTCTTTTAAGCGTAATCCTAAGTTGCGACAATTGCAATCAGGGGATATTGTTTTTCAATTAGGTGATTTTGGTCAACCCTTTGGACCTACTACCTATAAAGAAGCTGAATACGTTTTTAATTTTCTCAATGAAAAACCTTGGACAACTATTGTTATTGGTGGAAATCATGATGACTATGATTATTGGCAGTCATGTCCTCAAGTAGAATTATTTGGTGGAAAAGCTCGTCAAGCTACTTTTCATGGAAAGAATTTTTCTGTATTCTTTGTTGATGAAATAACAATTTTAAATATTAATAATTATAATATTCTTTGTATCCCATGTGCAGAATCTCATGATGTAAATATTTTATTAAATCCTAATGAAATTGGGTTTAAGCGTAAACAGGCTATTTTACGAAAACAGCATCAGTGGTTTAGAGTTGTTGGTCGTTCATGGTGGCCGCAAGAAAAAATGGATGTTCAAAAGAATGCAGAGTTTATGGAACATCATATGAACGGACATTTTGATTTTATTCTAACGCATGATGCTCCCGCATTAATAAACTCATGGTTTAAAAGACCAGAAAACCCTGCAAGAATAGTTTCTACTGCAGGACAGCTATTTTTAGAAGAGTTGCGGAAAAATCTTGATTTTGATGTGTGGTTTCATGGTCATTTTCATTTTACAGGCTCTTGGAATAAAATATACGATGAAAGACTTTGCGGAGTATATTTTGAAATTATTCAACTTATTGATGAGAATTCCTTGACAATTGTACGATAAATATAGTATAATATAATTAAAGAGGAAGGAGAGTTGATATGTTGGATGGCGTCTTTAGTTATTGCTCTTGGCTTGAGAATGATATAGCAAGTAATATTATTGATTTTGTTGATAGGCATAAATATACTTATATTCCGCGATGGAAAGTTGATAATTTCCTTGATGAATATAATATTAATTATAATGAACTTCCACAATATTTAAAAGATAAACTTGATGAAATTGATGTGTACTGAGGAGCCATTGCATGCAACCTTTTGATTGTTTGACAGAGAACGATAAAGAAATTGTGCGGCAATGGTGCATTAATTATGCGAATGTAGAACCGCAAAGTATAGAAAAAGTTTTAGCGACTTGGAATAAAAATAAACGAACTTTATTTAGAGCTTTTGGAAAGAAGCTTCAAATTAGTTTTCCTGTTCATCAAAAAGTAAATTCAAGTTATCGTCATAATAAATGGAGAAATTTATATTCTCCATTTATTATTTATGATAAAAATGATTTACAACATTTTAAATATGACCCACGCAATCATATTTTTATAAATAATTTAGTTCAGTGGTTACGAGATACTTGGATAGATGATTTACCAATTTCAATATTACAAGCAATTCTTGAATATACAAAATATTGTTATATTGAAAATGGCAAGACGTCTAATGATAAACTTTTTGCTGGTGGTCTTAATGGAAAAATTTTAAAAATTCCTGCGGGAACTAAAATTATGCGTGCTATTCGTAAAGTCCTTGAGTATTATTCTTTTCCTTATATGGACTCATTTAATAAATGGCGTGATGATATTAGTGTAATTAATACTGATAAAGAAATTGATGCAGAATTAGTATTAAGTATTAATCCTGTAGATTTTATTACAATGAGTGACAATAAGAGCGGTTGGACTTCTTGTATGTCATGGATTGATGATGGTGGTTATTCAACTGGTACTATTGAAATGTTAAATAGTAATGTTGCTGTAGTAGCTTATTTACGGAATCCGCAGTCTTTTAATTACAATGATCTTGATATTCCAAATAAATCATGGCGTACTTTAGTGTTTATTCATAAAGATATACTTTTAGTTGGAAAACATTATCCTTATCAGAGTGAGGTTTTAGCAAAGATAGTTCTTGATAAAATCCAAGAGATTGTAAAAACAAATCTTGGATGGAAGTATTCTTATCAAAATCAACTTTATCGTGATATGGAAAGAAGTTATAATAATAATTTTATTCGAGATCCTAGCTGTTTTCATCGAATGAATGATGGTCATAAAATATATGTTTATACTAATGTAATGTATCACGATATTATTGAAGATCATGGTACTGAATATTGGTGTTGTCGAAATAGGGTAGAAAAAAATTTATATTTAAATTTATCTGGACCAGCTACGTGTATGTGTTGTGGGATGCCTATAGATTTAAATAAAACAAATAATATTTCAACATCTAAAAAGTATTGTAGTAATTGTGAAGAAAAATATCAATGTGCGGGATGTAAATTTGTAAGTGTCTCACATATTAAAACAAAAATTCCTTTTATAGAAAAAACATATTGGGGTAAAGTTCAACATTATGGTAATCCTGATTGTATTATTTCTAATTATCTTTGGGATGCTGAAAATACATGCTGTATATCTAGAGATAAGGTATATGAAATAGATAAAAATAGGTATAAGCCATTAACAAGAGAAAGGTTATGTTGTTAATGAAATTTGCTGCTCCTTATCAGTTAGAATTTGATTGTCCTATTAATTATGAAGATATAGACGAATTTAATATTTATTTTACAAAATATAGCTCTTTTGAAGAATTAAAGAAATTTGTAGAAAAATATCCTTCACATCAAATTAACGTCTCTTTTACAGACGATGATTATGATATTGAAAAAATTGCTGAATTGTGTGATGAATTTAAGAATATTTTTATTCGTCTTTCTTTGCGTGATTTTAAATATTTATATTTTTTTGATGATAATAATATTAATTATATTTTTGATTATACCATTCCGATATATAATTATTCTTTATTAGAATGGGCATTGAGCCATAAGGTTAAAGGGATTTATATTAGTGATGATTTAACTTACAATCTTCAGGAAGTATATAATCAATGTTTTAAAAATGGAATAAAACTAAGAGTACTTTTAAATAGAGTTCCGGTAACAAATTTCCTTTCATTAACTTGTCCAACAGTACAGGTATATCAGCCACAAAATTATAATTTTTTGAGTCAATATTATGATGTAGGTGAGTTTTTTTATGAGGATAATTATGATTGGGGTAAAGTTAAAATTTTATATCAGAAATGGTTTATAGAGCATGATTGGGATGATGATTTAGAGCTTATAAATTCTAATTTAGTGTTACCATATCCTACAAAGTCTATCCCTCCAGAATTAACAAGATTACGTTCAGTCTGTCAGCATCGTTGTACAATGCGGTCTGAAAATACTTGTTCTAAATGTAAAAGGCTTCTTTTAAAGGGATATCAGAATGCAGATAATAATATAGCATATAAAGATATTGAATATGGACTTCCATCATTAAAGGAAATGGTTGATTCAATTATTATATCAAGAGATAATAAAAATTAATAATTAAAAATTAAATATATTGTAAATTGTTTTAATTTTATAATTTTAAGAGTAAAGGAGATATATTTATGGTTAAAGATTCTTATAGTACTTATTGTTATATCGAAAACAAAGATGGACAATATCATATTGAGTGCGATATGAATTATGGAGATAAAAAAATTTATTCAGATTATAATGGAGATAACTTCATTGATGGTTTAAATAGCATTATAGATGATATAACAGCTCAAGTAAGTGAGCCAGAAGAATCTCCTGAAGATAAAATTGCTCGTCTTGAAAATTCAATAGCTAAATTGCAAGCAGAGAATAATTATCTTAATGAATATATAAAAAATTTGAAGGATAATAAACACGAAGAAAATTGTGAAAAAGATGCTTCACATGAGCATAAAAAAGATAATCAAGATTATAAAATTGATGAAACAATAGAACATCTTGTTAATGAAATTGTTAATAAGAAAAGTTATAAATCATGGATTGATTCTATGATGTTATAGTTTGTTTTTTAAGGAATAAATATGGATTTTGTATATTATGTTGTTCGTAAAAAGGACATGGTTATTCTTGATGGTGCTAGAGATATGGTTAATGCAGTTAACATAGGGCAGCAACAAAATTGTGCTTGTTTAATTCTGCAAGCATGTGTAATTACTGAGGTAGGCCAGGATCTTCCTTTAGAAGAACCGCAAGAATCCATTGATCCTGAAATTGAAGTTATTGAAACTGAAAATGAATAATTAAGAGTAAGGAGATAATTTTAATGCAGACGCTTTCAAGTAAATTAGGTTCACGAAAATTTTGAATGGCAATAGCTGCGTTTTTAGCTTCTATTGGAACTTCTATTGGAGCTTTTGCCACAGATAATCCAACTGTAGCTATAGCAGGGGCTGCATGTGCGGCATTAAGTGCAGCAATCTATGCGGCAGCAGAAGCTTACGTAGATGGCAAACGTTATGAGAGTAATGCAACATCAACAGTAACGACAACAACGAAAACAATTGGTGCTGCTAGTTCAAATGCTAAAGAAACAGTTGAAAAATTATTAGTTGATACTCCTTCTGATATTTAAAATTACCTTAAAATAGTTTGTAAAGCTCGCATATTTTATTAGATATGCGAGCTTTTTTTATCAAAACAAGATAATTTTTATGCTGTCATTTTTACATAAAATAGAAATATTAAAATAAAAGAGGAAAAGGAGTATTATAATGATAGATTTAACTCAATCATTGCTACAAGCTATTTCTATCATCGCAGATAGATCTGTCGAAGAAATATCCTCTGATAAAACAATTAAGGCTATAATTAAAAAAAATATAAATACTTCTGAAGGTAAATATCTTATTACTTACAATGATGGAGATTTTTACGCGTATACTCAATCAGGTTCTACTGATATATATCAAGCTGGTGAAGAGGTGTATATATTAGTACCAGAAGATGATATGAGCCAGAAAAAATTTATCATTGGAAGGGTTGAAGATAATAAAGATTATAGTCTTTCTGAAGTTTTAAACAGTTCTTTGTTAAATGATTATATTATGATTGGTGATAATGCTATCATTGAGAAAGAATATCCTGCCGCAGAGCTTGATGAGGATGAAGACTTTCCTGAAAATAGGCTTGATGTTGTAAGGATGCAACCGTTAAAACTTGATTCACATTCTATTCAAAAGTTTCATTATTGCTATTTACATGATCCAAGTATTGTTAATTCAACTGATTATGATACTATTCAAAATAGAGTTGTTGATATTGATGAAGAAGTTTTTAGTAATTCTGCAAAACAAGCAAAGGCTTTATTAATAAGAAGTAAATTTAAAGCAAATCTTGATACAGATAATATTGGAAATTATGGAATTATTGTAAACATTGCATTCGCAGATGAAACAAATCCGCAAGTAGATGATAGTGGAAATGTTACTTATTTACCTAAGTTAGTTGCGTATATTCTTGATACTAGCAAAATGACTGGTAATCCAATGCGTTTTTATGATTATGTTTCACAATATACGATTGTACCTTTTGATGGTGAAAAATATCTATATATAGATTCTATTATTGCATTCAGTGAAGGCTTTGTTAATGAAGAGACAGACCCTCATGATGAATACGATGATGTTTATATTTATATGGATAATCTTGAAATCATTGCTCTTGATGAGATTTCTGCCGTTAGTGGAGATTATAAATTAAGACTTATTACTCCAAAAGGAAATACTATCAAGGTTGGCCGCAAAGATGAACTAAAAATTAATGCAATAATGAGTTATTCTAATCAAGATATTACTCAAAATACCGTTTTTTATTGAGGAGTAAAAGATTTTTCAGTAACTAGTCTTCATGATGATTATAACTCAAAATTAGGTACTGGGTATAGATGACTTAAAACAGAGAATAGTAGTGAAATAACATTAACTCCTTCTGATTTAACAGCTCCAGAAAATATTTATGCCTGTGTTGCTGTTTATGAATCAAATATTATTTTAAAAACCTTTGTTTCATTGTATAACAATAACAATAAAGTTGATATTGAAATTAGTAGTGACCAAGGAACAAGCTTTCAGTTTAATGAAGGAAGACCTACACTAACCTGTTTAATTAATAAAAAGACAGAAGGATACCAAGAGAATTATCCCGATGATGCTTTTTCTTTTATTTGAAGTAAAGAAGATCCTGATTATGGTATAATATTATTAGATAAGAACGAAGAGCTGTTAATAGCAGAGAGAGAAGCTGAAATAGCTCAATGCGACATTAATGAGAATGGTTTAAGTGATGCCGGTCGTTCAAAAACAGAAATATTGTCATATTATTCGACACAAATAAATCAAGCTCAAGGCATTCTTTATCCAAGTGGCATTTATGGCCCTAAAATTACTTGTAAATTAAAAAATACTAATACATATGTTACTTATTCATGTTCTGTTTATCGAGCGGGTGTATATATAGGATATGGATCTATTACTCTGCAGAACCATAAAGATATTGTTAATAATAATTATTATATTGATATTATAAATGGAAATCAAGTATTTCAATATGATGAAGCTGGTATTTCACCGAATAGTCAAAAACAACAGAATCCAATAGACGTTCTTGATTTGACGGCAGTATTCCGTAGCCCGCAAGGTGCAGAAGTTACTCCTAGAAGAGTTAGATGGATAATGCCGCAAGGGCAGTCATTAATTAATATTCCTTCTCTTGGATTAGAAACAGATATTGAAACAGGAGATAGATATTTTGAGGGAAGTATTTTCCCTTTAAGTATTAAAGATATTTATGATAGTAATTGTAATGATAATCAAGTAATTGCTGTTGTTACTCATGCCGATGGAACAGAATATCGTCAGAGTAGTAATTTATTGTTTACAAAAGTTGGTGAAATTGGTACAAATGGTACTGATATAGTCTTAAAAATTAATGAGAAAATTACACCTCCAATTGATGAATGTTTAACAATAATAAAATCTGATGGAAATTATTTCTATAATGAATACGATAATTCTACAAATACATACACTAATATTAATAGAGAAGTTTTAGAAGCTGATTTATATACAAATAATTTTAAAACTTTGGGTTATACTACTCAATGGACAATTGCAGATAAATCTGGAGTAGGATGTAATTACGTTGTAGAAAGTAATTTAAATAATAATACTTGTAAAATTTCTTATAATAATCCATCTTTATCTAATTTATTAGATACTCGTATTATTAAAGCTCAAACAAGTTTAAATGGTAAATATCTCTATAATTTTTATGGAATGCCTGCGATTGAATATAATTCTGGATATACTTATAATGAATATCCTATAAAGATTATACGACAAGATACTTTAAAAAATATTCTTTATGATTCTAATGGAACTAATCCTTCATATAATGAAAATCAAGGCATCCATGTAGAATTTCCTAATTGAAATGTTACTGGGTACTTAGAATGAGCGGTTGAAAGTGGTATAAAAACAGACGGCGAATATGAAAATCCTAATTTGCTACTTTCTAGAAGTCCTAAATCTAAGACAGGATCTAAAGAATTAAATGCATCTTCTGATATTTCAGATATTGAAGCTTTTATTTTAGAAATTCAAGATATGAACCAAACATGCTTAGAAAATTCTAGTGGTAATATTAAAAATTATATTAATCAATTTTTAATAGATGTTGAAGAGATTGCTTTAGATAATTTACTGCCAACTTTAATTAAGATAGATAATTTAGAAAAACGGATTAATGTTTTTAAAAATAAAACTCCTGATAAAAAGAATATTTATATTCAAACAATATATGAAGGATATACAGATTTACTTGAACAGATTAAAACTGAATGTCAATCTTGTAAAAATTTAAATGAAAAATATACTAAAATTTATGATAAAATTCAAAAAATATGGAATAGTGAATGGCCTAGTGTTATTACAAGTACAAGATTAAATATAAATAGTGTTAATCCGTATAATATAAAAAATATACAAGAATTAATCCAAGTATATCAAAAAGCATATGATGATCGTTCTAATAATAGCAATAATGCGGTTCAAGTTCCTATTAGATCAGTTCTTTTTAAAGATAATTTTAATACATTAATTGGAAATGAATTAAATAAAAATGATGAAGATACGGCAACAGGCTTTGATAAATGCTATATAAGATATTGTAATTCTCATGGTATAGTTGATACATTTGATCCAGTTTTAGTTGAATATGCTAAAATTTTAATAACATATCTTTTTATATTAATAGATGAAACTCAAAAAAGTTTTGGCGAAGATGATGATGTTATTAAAAATAAGTATAGTTTTATTTATGACGATTGAAATATTTTAAGTCCGGAAGGATTTGAAGCTATAGGTAAAAATATTTATGATATTATTCTTAATGCTGATAGTGCTGCAGCAGGGGTCTATGATAATATCCGAAGTTTATATCAATATTATCAATCTTTGTATATAAATATTAAAAAATATCAAATAGCAGAAGATTCTGAAACTTTTAATGTTTGAATTTCAATTTTGAATGGAGAAGCACCTAACCTATTAAAACAAATTTATATTGTTCCAAATGATACTTTTAATGGTTTATATATGAACAATAATGTTGTTGGTACAGTATTTATTGAAGAAGATAGTTCTAAAGTTCAAATTGCTAAAATATATATTCCAATTATAATGACACTTAATACCTATGAATTACCAGCTTTAAATGGATGAGATGGTACTTCCGTGGATATTGGTGAAGATCATATTATGACTCCACAAATTGGTGCTGGTATAAAAGATTCTACAACGAATACTTTTACTGGTATGGTTATGGGTGTAGTTGGTAATGAAAGTACAGATACGAATAATTTAAAAGGTAAAATTGATAAAACAAAAAAAGTTGGTTTAATTGGATACTCAGATGGAAAACAATCTTTGTTTATTGATTCTAAAACTGGAAAAGCTTGTTTTGGATTACCTGAAAGTGATGATGGAACAAATGAAGGCCGGATCGAATTAGTTCCTGGTGGTATTAGTAAAATAGGAAATTGAAAAATAGGGAGTCACTTTTTATATAATATCGTTGATGGCAGTTATGAACAACGAGTAGATACTATATCTCGAAATAATGATAAAAAATTAATGATTCCGCATGATAAACATGGTATTATTCTTAGTTCTGAAAAACCTTATATTCATATAAAAGGTGAAGTTTATGAAAATAATAACTTAAAAGATATTGATTATGCTGATGAATATAATAATATTAATGTTGGAGATAGTCTTGAATTAAGATTAGATCCAGGTAATGATTCATTATTCTCTATTGTTCAACATACTATTGGTTTTGGAGATGAAGATAATAGTAGTTTATTGTTTGGATATAAATCAAATGGTTCAGATAGTAATCCAAGTAATAATACTACAATAAAAGATTATATTGTTAATAAAAACTTTGGTTCACAAGGAACACCACAAATTGGTGAAGGCGTAGAATATCATATTTATAAATTAGATACTGACAATGTCGGAAAATATAAAGCTTATTATCAAAAAGATAGTGGGTCGGCGATAACTAAAAATTCATTTTCTGAGAGTTTTACGATATTAAATACTATTAAATATTTATCCAGCAGTATTACAGAAACTAATTTTAAAAGAACAATTGATCCTAACCCTGTTTTTAAAATTGATACAATAAATGGGATTATTACATATAATCCAGATAATCTAGCTTGAAATAGTGATAATGAACAATGACAAAGTGTTACTCGTTATACTCCTTTCGTTTCTGATAGTTTTAATATTGGTTTAAACTATAGTCAAGAAAATAATAAAGGTGATTTTAATATAAAAATAGGAAATATTACTAATTCTACTGGTTATAAGATTAGGAAAATATCTTTTGGTTATTCTTTAAAGTGTGAATTGGAGAATATTGAATTTATAGATTCTGAAAATACCTATATTCAATTTTATGTTTGTGTTAATGATTCAGACAATATTAATAGTAATAATGTTAAATTAATATCAAATAAAATTAATATTTGAGATAATTATAAAAATATTTCTTCTTCTTCTGTTGAATTATTTTCTAATAATGAAGGATATTTAGCTAATGGAAGTTCCTATAAATTAAAAGCAAGAATATATACTGAAAATTATGCTATTAATGCAAATTGTTCATATCAAGTAAATCGAACAGCAACAACTGTTAAAGAATTGTCAATAACACCAGAGTATGGAAGCGTTAATGTTGTTGCATCTACAATAGAAAAAACTTTTAAGAAAAACAATATTGGTAGTGATTGAGGAAGTTATAAAGTTGATACTAGCGGGAGGCTTTGAGTAAAACTTATAGAATCTAATTCATCTAATCCAACAGAATATGACATTATTGTTTGAAAAAAATCTCTTAATTCTCCTGTTTATGGTGGTAGAATACGTGAAGATGGTGCTTGAGTAAATTTTAAAGGTGAAGATGGTAGTAATTATGATAAGGGTTATGTAACTTTAGATCCAAAACCGTCTTCTTCAGTTAATGACTGGTATGTAAGTTTTTATGCTCCAGGGACTTTTATGATACAAAATACTGAATATACTTCAGATATTACGACACAAATAACGTATGATTTTATTTCTCCTTTATTTAAAAATTCTGTAACTTATGGTATTAAATTTGGTGATTATAGCTCTATTAATTTTTCTTATGGATTAAAAATAACTAATCTTAGTATTCAAAACATATATGGTTTTTCTCCAATCAGTATTAATGAAGACGTACTTTGTGTAGAAAGCACTGTAAATAATTATAATTTACAAGGTATTAGATATGCTTTAACTTATTGGAAAAATGATCAACAAAGAATTAGGTTTTATAGTTCTTATTATATTTATGTAAACAATAATACTGATGTTAAAGCACAATATGGGTTTATTGATATTAATAATAATAATGGAACATATTATAAATATATAAAAACATTAAAAAAACAAAATGTTAATACTTGATTTAATACTCTTTCTAATGTAAATATTTCAGGATTTATCCATAGTGAAAATTATAAAAAAATAAATAATATAGATATTTATGATTGAGTAGATGTTCCTGTAAAAAGTTGTAATAATATCCTTAACTGAAAAGAATTCATTCGAGTTGGATTAGATGAAAACGGTCGTTTTTATACTGCTGGTTTACAAGATAAAAAAACTTATAGCCGTACTGGAAGAATTTTTAGTTTTGGCAAAGTTGCTGATTTATATGGTCAAGAAATTAGAACTTTAACTTCTAATAATAATTATACTCCTATTATAAAAATATTTTCAAAAATAAAAAATAATTTAGAAGAAACTACCTATATTACAAAAGGTAAAAATGATAATGGTAGTATTAGTATTAGAACTGCTGGAAATGGAAATAATCATTTTGTTGAATTAGGAGCAAGTCAAAATTTTGAGAATGAAACAGGTTCTATTCCTGAAGTACAGAATTTTGTTAGAGTTAGTTATAATAAAGGCGTACAAATTCAAACAATTAATACAAGTACAAATCCTGAAGGAATAAATAGTATTAATTTAACAAATACTGGTTTATCTATAGAAACACCTACAATAAAAATTTCATCTAATAATATTCAACATCAGTTTTCAAAAAATTATACTTGAACTAGAACTCCTTATTTGATTATTTCTTCAGATACATCATATTCTTCTCCTGATGGAGCCTATAGTGGAAATACTAAAAGTGGACAATTTAGAATTAGCGCTTCAAAAGTTGTTGATAGTAGTCATCCAGCTAGAATAGATTTACAAATAGGTGAAGAAGCTAAAATTAGAATTCTTTCCAATCAAATTCAATTAAAAACAAATGATAGCCGTTATATTTTAATTAATAATAATAATTCTGATGGGACGGGTTTAGGTAAATTTGCAATAGAAGATATGATGTTACAATTTAATAATAAAACTCTTACTTTAAAAAATAAAAATAGTTTTATTTCAATTCAGCCAAATTCTTCTGGTAGTTCTGATTATTCTATTTCAATATCTTCTAATTTAGGTGGAAAAATAAATTTAACAAATAAAGTAACAGTTTTAGGTTCTGGCGGTTTTACTGTTTCTGCTGGACCAACCGTTTTACAAAAAGAGTTAGAGGTAAAAAGCAACGCTTATATGTTACAAGATTTACATATAGGATATAAACCTGGTAATAATAAATCAAGTAAACAAAAAATTTATTTATATAAAAATGAAAATAAAAATTATGTACGTTTTTCTGCAGATGATTTAGAAAAGATTTTTAGTTGATTCAACAATAATCGTTGGGCAATTGGATATTGTGAAGAGGATAATACTTTATATTTGAAAAATGTAATAAATGAGTCTAGTCTTGAAGGAGCATATGATACTAAGAGTAAAAAATATAATTTTTCTTCTTCAATTCAAATATCTAAAGATTATACAGGTACTAGCTATTAGGAGGCTTTTAAATGACAACAACTTTAAATACTTTATATCCACCTCAACTAGAAACTTTTATGCCTTCTTTTCGTTATGACAAACCTGCTAAGATATGGTTTAAAATATCCTCTTATGATGAAACAAAAATATCATTAATTCAGTATATTCATGTTTCTATGGTTGATCAGCGTACTAATCAAAATGTATTTGCGGGTATGAATAATGATAATGTTGCATACCCGCAATATTATCCTGTAAAATTTTATCCAGATAATACTGATGGAGCTAATGGTGATATAAGAACAGGTTATGATAATGATAAAGAAATGTATTGAGTAAGTATTCCTCCCAGAGTATTAAAAACGAATGTTCCGCTTAAATCTGGAAAAACGGCGGTATATAATACTAAACAATATTATAAAGTACAGTTACGTTTTGATTTAACTGGAAGTGCTGGTTATTCGGCGAATGATGGATATATAGATCCTACTTCATATTTTTCTTGAAGTGGTTCTAAAGCAAATGCTTTAAAATTGGCTGGATATACTAATGCAAATGAAAATAATTTTTCTGAATGATCTACAGGAACTTTAATTAAACCGATTCTTATTCCTGAATTAACTATTCAAGGATTTTCAGATAGTGATGTAAATAATATAAAGCCTAATACTGATACATTAATTTCTGGGTCTTTAAAATTTGTTAGAGTCTCTGATGATACAACTCATACGGATAATGAAAAATTATCTTGATATCAAATTAAAATAATGAAAAATTCAATAGTATATTATGATACTGATAAAATGTATTCTGACAATGGTAAAAAATATTATTGTAGAATTGATACTTCAATGTTATCAGAATCAAACAATAATTATAAAATGCAGTTTACTTATGAAACAGATCATGGTTATACTCAAACAGTTTCATATACTGTTGCGATAGAAGGATATGGTAATAATCAAACAAATGAAACTTATAAAATTACTACAGACGAAGAAAATGGTAGCGTTATTCTTGATATTGTAAAAACGAATCATCCAAAAGGCTCTACTTTAACGATTAGACGATCTTCACATCGTTCTAATTTTACAAAATGAGATTTAATATATGCTTGTAAATTTCCAGTAGCAGAAAAATCTATTGTAATTGAAGATACTACTATAGAAAGTATGACTGGTTATCGTTATCAAATTCAATATGTTAATGGAAATACAATATATGCGCCGCAACGAACAGAGATTATACGGTGTGATTTTTATGGAGGATTTTTTTCAGATAGTGAAAGGATGTTAAGAGTAAGTTTTGATCTTGAATTGTCAAACAGAGCGAATGCAGTAAATCGTACAAAAACAGATACTCTTGGTGGACGATATCCAATTTTTACTCAAAATTCTAAATTAAAATATCATACTTATAGTATAAGCGGTCGTATTTCAACTGAAGATAATGGAGAACTATTTTTATCAAAACAAGAATTATTTGGGCTTTCATCTGACTCTAATTCATACTATAATTATATGTATAATGTTAATGAAGTTACTAGTACTGATACATCAATTTTTGGTGGAAAATCTGGTTCATCAACATCAGTTTCAACTAAGAGAATCCAACCTAATAATGATTGATTATATGAGCGCGAATATCGAGATGCTGCTGAAGAATGATTAAACAATGGTAAACCAAAATTGTTTAGATCAATGACAGAAGGCAATATGATTGTTATGTTAGATGGCGTTAGTATGACTCCAGATACTGCACTTGGCCGCAGGTTATATAGTTTTAGTGCGACCATGTATGAAATAGGCGATGGAAAAAATTTAGACTCTATTGCTTCTTTTGGATTATTTAATATTATTGATCAACGCTAATTTTACTAAGGAGAAATAATGAAAAAACAATATCCTTATTCTAATAATATAGAATTTCTTAGTAAATTAGATGTATTCCATGTGCGAGAACAATGAGTAAAAATTACTTTACTTGAATATCGTGATGAAACTCCTATAAGAGATATTGAAGGAGAAATTATAGATGGAACTCTCACAAAAGATGGGAGTTCCATTATTCGTCGTACTTGTAGTTTAAGTTGTGCGGTTGATAGTTTTAAGTATAACCCAGACGATATAAAATCTGATTATTCTATCTCTAAAAAAATATATCTTGAATTAGGTATAACAAATAATACTACGGATTATCCTGATGAAAAGATCATTTGATTTCCTCAAGGAGTCTTTTTTATTACAAGCTTTTCAATTTCGTCCTCTGCTAATGGTGCAACAAATATCAGTTTAGAATTTAAAGATAAAATGGCAAAATTAGATGGTACTATTGGAGGTATTTTGCCGTATGTTGTTAGATTTGATACCACTACGACAGTAGAAAATGATGTCGTCACCACTACTAAGGCTTTAGTATATGACATTATAATGGAAACAGTGAATCATTTCGGTGATGAAGATATTTCAAATATTATTATTGACGATGTTCCAAGAAAAGCTAAGAGAATTATTCGATGAATGGGTGCTGAATCATTATGAATTTATCCTATATCGAATAAAGGAAAAATATCTTATGATGTTTGTTTTACTTCTGACCTTGATGAAAAACAAGGCGCACATCACCCTGTTTTAATTAATAATAAATATGTCGGAGCAAAAGAATATAGAACAAATGAAGATATAGGATATGTTTATGAAGATTTTGTCTATGATGAAGAATTAACCTTTAAAGCTGGGTCTAAGGTTACTGATGTATTAGATAAAATTAAAAATTGATTAGGAAATTATGAGTATTTTTATGATGAATATGGGCAATTTCATTTTCAAGAAATAAAAAATTATTTAAATAATTCTCAATCTGCTCATATATGAGATAAAATTCAAGATACAGGAGATATTGATTATTTATTTGAATCCACGCATGGAAAATCTATTTATACTTTTGACGATAATACTAATTTAATTAGTGTTACAAATACTCCTTCTTATGAAAATATAAAAAATGATTTTATTGTAGAAGGTACTGTTACAAGCAAGAATAATATAAAACATACTTGTCTTTATCATTTGGTTATTGATGATAAACCAACAATGACAGGAGGACATAATAATGTTTTAATATATGTAGATCCTGATACGGGTAATACGACTCTTGCAACACCTAAAATAATAAAGCCAACGCTTAAAAATAATAAATATGTTTGATCATTACCAGAGTTCGGAGAGAGCTCACGAATTTATGGGTTGCTTGAAGAACCTCAAACTCATACTTTTAAAAAGGTATTAAAAAATGTAAATGAATTTGAAACAGAATATAATAGCTTTGTTAATAAAGAAAATAAAGCTATTAATGAAGATAACAATTATTCATTATCAGCAGATACAAAAACTTGATTGCTTGCTCTTTTAGAAAAATATATGGGATATAATGATAATAGTACTTATAAAGAACAATATAAAGATGTTGTTTTTACTCTAGCAAGACAATTGCGGAGATATAATGTTTCAAAACAAGTTCCATTATTATCATCAACAAAAAGATATTATACAACTTTATACAATAATTTTGTAGTAGGTATATCATCTAGAGGAACAAGTTTATCTTGATGCGGAGGACTATTAAAGCTATTATATGATTTATTTGCTGAAATCGGTAATGACCCAAATGATTATAACAATTTTATAGATACAGAATATTGACCAGCAATTAATAAGAAAATTCCAAACTTGTGAAATGGAATTAATATTGCCGGTCATACTGATTCATATATAAAATTACAAAGACAAAGTCAGTGTAGACAATACATAAATGACGTTAAAATAAAACAAATACAATTAAAAGTTTTAATTGAACAATATACTCAAATAATTAATAATTATAATGTTCGTATTTCATCACTGACAAAGAAAAAAGCAGATACAAGTGCAGCTATTGCTGCAAAAAAAGTTATTCAGAATCAAATAAACAATTTTAAAGAAGAACTTGAGATTTGCGGCAAACGCTTAACCATATTGTATGCGACTCTTACAATGTTAGGAACACCAGATGCGACTGGTGGTGAAGTATATTATCGTATTAATGTCTCTATTCCTGTTTATACAAGTTCTTTTTGATATTATGACACAGATAAAAAATCAAATAAATATGGTTGGAATGAATTAATTTGATTTAAATATTATCATAATAAAACATCTCCTACATCCTATTATCCGAACGGACTCGGATCAATGACTTATATTAATTATTCAGATATTGATTGAGAAGAAATCGAGTTTGATGGAAATAATCGTCCTTCAATGAATCGATATTCCTCATGGTATGAAAATAATTATATTGATTATGCAAAAACTCATGATTTAGAATATATTGATACAGATGTTGTCGATGATGAATATATTCCTAATAGTTGAAGAACACAATTATTATTAATGGGGTTAGAAGCTGAAGCCAATGGAACCGATCCTGGACATTATTATAATGAATTAAAAGCTAATTTACCAGTAGTTTATAATTATAAAACAGGAACACTTATAGCTAGTAGAGTTGACTTTATTAATTATTTTAATAATGCAAATGCGGTTATTACTTCAAACAACTTTTCTTTTTCAGACAGTAAAGCACAAGCTGCAGCAGATAAAGCAGAATTTACAATAAAAGCGGTGGCTAAAATACAAGACGAAATGGCTAAATATGAAAACGATCATTATTATTATTTCTTTGATATGATTGATAGCTCTTCACCGATATGAGGAGAATATAGTGTAAAAAACATAGGACGTCGCACAAACATTACTTCTAAAGATAGTATCAATTGTATCTTCGCCCCAGAGATTCCTCCTTTTGCTTTTTTAAATGTTAGTGGAAAAACAATACAAAAAAGAAGAGCAGAATATGCTGAATTAGCTGATGTTGCAGAAGATATTATTCAAGTAACAGACCTTTATTACAGTAATTTTGCTACAGGAGGATTTAAACAATCTGCTTATGAACAAATTAAATATGATTTACAACAGCATACTTCTTATCAAAATAATATTAGCATAACCGCAATTCCTTGTTTTTATCTTGAACCAAATACGAGAGTTACTTTAAATGACCATGCAACAAATACTTTCGGTGATTATGTTATTAAATCAATTTCTATTCCTCTTGGAATAGGAAATAATATGTCTGTAAATTTATCCAAAGCGATGGAACGAATTTAAGGGGGTACTATGGACATAGCTACTATTAGTATTCTTACCGTTATAATTGGATGTATCCTAGGATTAGCTGAATGAATACGAGTTACTAAAAATGATGCTGGTATATTATCTGCTAAGATACATACTTTAGAGACACAATTTAATCGTTTACAAGAAAATTTTTATGAATTAAAGCATGATGAAAAAAATGTTGAAGCTATTGTCCAAAAGGCTCTTGAAGAAAAAATTGTAAATGAAAAAATATTAGCTTTATTACAAGAATATTATAATGATGTTTCAAATATAAATTAATTAATTATTGAGAAATATTTTAATAAAATAACAAAAAATAATAATTAAATAATAATAGAAATTATATATATTGGAGAAAAATATAAAATAATAGCTTAAGGAGTTAATAGTAAATGGATGTAGGTACAATTTCTATTATTATAGCTATTATTGGTTGTTTAGTTGGTGCAGCTGGATGATTACGAAATGCTCGTACAGATGCAAGTCAACAAAAAGGTGTTGAATCAGAAATTAAAACTAAACTTGATTTTATGTCGAATGACATTAAAGAAGTTAAGGTTGATATAAGATCTTTTAGTCGTGATTTACAGGATGTGCGAACAATAGCTATTTCCGCGGAAGCTGAAGCTAAACGAGCCAATACTAGAATAGATAATTTAATTGAAAAAAGAGATAAAGGGGAGTAAAGATGGATACAGAATTGAACCCCGTTTCATATCTTACTATAAATGATGAAACTCGTGAAATAGTAGACCAAAATGGTCGTGATCAAATTAATTTATTACAAGCTCAAATTAATTATATTGCTACAGAATTAAATATTGACCTTTCAGCCGTGTCTTTAGAAAATTAAATTTTATTTAAGAGAGTTCTTTATTAGAACTCTCTTTTTTTTTATTTATTCAAAAGATAATAATATGTATAGTCTAATTTTTAAATATTATAGGTGTATTTCACCTGGAATTCCTATTTTATTTGTTATACGTATAAGAGATAAAGGAGTGGATGTTCTTGAAAAAGATACAATATAATCATGGAGAACACCAATATCAGTTGTGAGGAGGTGTAAGAATCTATGGCGAAATATAGTAATCAAGTAATATATGATATTAAAACTACTCTTGACGCAAGCGGCATCACTAAATTACAATCAGAATTGAGTAAAGTTCAAAGTACTCTTAATTCATTAAAAGGGAAAAAACTTGGTCTTAACGTTGATGAATTAGAAGGATATAGAGCAGAAGTTGAACAATTATCGAGAGTTTTAAGCACAACTTTTAATACTCGAACAGGTATGCTCGATTTAAATAAGTTCAATGCTGCTTTAAATAATGGTACTATTAATGCTGAAAGATTAGGCGCAGCTTTTAATGCAGCAGGTAACAAAGGTAAAGTAGCTTTTAATTCACTAGTAACTTCAATTACTACATTAAATAAAAATGCTATAACTGCGAACTCTACTCTTACTAAGATTGCCAATACTTTTGGAAACACTGTCCGTTGGGGCATTACCGCAAGCATCTTCCAAGAGATGATGGGTAGTGTTCAAGGCGCAGTTTCATATATGAAAGATTTAGATGAATCTTTGACAAATATTCAGATGGTTACAAATTCATCTAAAGAAGATATGCGAGAATTAGCTCAATATGCGAATAATGCTGCGCAAGCTTTAGGTTCAACTACAACTGATTATACAAATGCTGTTAAAGTGTTCGTGCAAGAAGGTTTCTCCGAATCAGAGTCTAAACAATATGCTAATTTATCAACAAAATTAGCAAATGTCTCAGAACAAAATACTCAGACTACTTCTGATCAAATTACAGCTTATCGTAATGCTTTCCAACTAGATTATCAACAAACTGTTGAAGCAATGGATAAAGTTGCTAATGTTGCTAATAATACAGCATCAAATGTTAATGAATTAATGACAGCTTCACAGCGTTCTGCTTCAGTAGCAAATGCAGTTAATGCAAGTCAAGATTCATTCTTAGCTTCAATTGCGACAATTGAATCTGTTACACGTCAAAGTGCTGAAGAAATTGGTAATGGTTTAAAAACAATTTATCAGCGTATGGCAGATATTAAAGTAAGTGGTAAAACTGATGACGGAGTTGATTATGGTCAATATGCTACTACTTTAAAAGAAGTTGGTGTTGATATTCTTGATGCTAATAGAGAAATCAAAAGTTTTGATCAAATACTAACAGAACTTCAAGCTGTTTGAGGTGATTTGTCTGATACCATGAAGCAAGCTGTTGGTCAAAAAGTTGCAGGTAAATTCCAGTACAACCGTTTTGTTGCATTAATGGATAATCCAGAATATTATCAAAAAGCATATAATGCTACCCAGGGTGCTTCTGGTATGATGGACCAGATGAATGAATATTATATTGAAGGTATTGAAGGTAGACTTAATACTTTACAAACTGCGGGCGAACAAATAATATCTACACTATTTGATCAAGATAATATTGAACCAGCTATTGAAGCTGCTACAGATTTTTTGAATATTATAAATACTATTATTGATACTGTTGGTGGCGGAGTACCTGTATTTACAGCATTAAGTTCTGTTATATTAAGAATGTTTAGTGCTCAAATTGGTGAACAAGCAGCACGAATAGCAACTAATATTAGTACTATGGCACAAGGTAGTCAAAATGTTAAACAAATGCAGACAACTTTGACTGGATTGCAGGCTAGTGGTATAGCAACAGACACTGATACTTATAAATATGCTAAAAATAGTGTTGGTTCGATGGTCGGATTAAGTAGTAATACCCAACAAGAATGAAGTAATACTATTGCTAAAAGTGCTGAAATAGAAGAGCAAATGCTCCAAGCTGAAGATAAATATAATGAAGCCGTTGGTCTTGCTAATTCTAAATTAGAAGCTAGATATAAAATAAGCTCTCATATTAAGGATATGGAAGCTTCAAAAAGTAGTATAACTAAATCAGAGATTACTGCTTATGAACAAATTAAAGAAATTTTAAGTCAAACAATAGTTCTTGATGAAGAAAATTTCAGTATTGATCAAAATCTTCTTAAACAAAAAGTTGCTATTGCTAAGTTGCTTGCAGAAGGTAAAGATTTAACTTATCAAGAAGTAATGGCTGAATCTGAAAAAATTGATTTGTTAGGTGCTGATCTAAGTATTACAGAGTCAATTCTTCAGGCAGAGCGTGAAAGACAAGCAGCACAACAACAGCATAATGCTCAACAAGAAGTTCAGAAACAACTTGATGAACGTATGCTAATGGAGCAGCAAGGTAAAAGTATTACAAATTTAGTTTCTGGATTAACTTCTATAGTATTTTTAGCACAGTCTGCGGCATCTATATGGCAAACTTGAACGGATGAGAATACTTCTTTTGAAGATAAAATCGTTGGTAGTTTAATGAGTTTGACAATGATTCTGCCAATGGTTATAACAGCCTATCAAGCTTTAACTGCGGTAAAATGAGCTGATATTACGGCCAGTATGACGAGTATTGCCACAGCAGGAAAAGATATTATTGTAAAAGGATTACAGGCTATAGCTAATAATGCATTAGCAGAAGCAACTGGTGCAGCAGCTGCGGCACAGTGATTATTAAATGTTGCGATGAGTGCAAATCCAATAGGAGCTGTGATTGTGGCTATTACTGCATTAATAGCTGTTATAGGTGGAGCAATTGCTCTTTATACGAGTTGACAAGAATCAATTCATGCATCAAACAAAGAATTTGAAGCACAAAAAGAATTATTAAGTAAAACTAAGAAAAATTATACCGACGCCAGGGATGAAGTTGATGCACTAAAGGAATCTATAGATTCTCTTGGAGAAACAAAAAAATCTTTAGAAGATTTAACAGAAGGTACAGATAAGTGAAAAGAAGCTGTCCGAAAACTTAACGATCAGGTTTTGACATTACTTCAAACCTATCCTGAATTAGCTCAATATGTTGAAAATGAAGATGGTGTTTTAAATATAAATGATGTTGGTATGGATCAATTCTATCAACAGCAATTAAATGAAGCCGATCATCTCGCGAGTATTAATTCTGTACAACAAATTAATACCTTACAAGCTCAAAATAAAAAAGAAGTAGAAGATTTTTATAATCAATGAGGAATGGGTAAAGGCCTTTCAAAAGAAGAAATTGAAATGGCTATTTCTAATGGAGCTGTAGAATTAAAATCCGGTGCAGATGAATTAAATGCAGCTTTCGCCGAACTGATAAATAAAATACAAATAAATTCAACTTCTATTGATAACTTATCAGATAATATTGGTACATTAAATACAACTTATTCTGATTATAGCTCAAAAGAAGATATTAATTTTGATGAAGTAAAAGAAAGTATACAAAGTCAATATAGTAACGTTTTTGGTCCTTTAACTTTTGACAGTGCAGCAAACAGTTCTGAATTCAAGCAACTGGTAGCAGATGCTACAGGGATAAAATCAGAATCTATTAAAGGTATTCATCAAAAAGATTTATTTTCATCGGACTGAACTGTTGAAAAAAATGACGGTTCTTCTGAAAAATACTCTCAAGAAGATCTTCTTAATTTATTAACAGATAGTCAAATTGCAATTGATGAAACTAATAGAAAATTAGAAGAAAACAAAATTATCTTTGAAGCTTTTGGTGCTAGATATGACGAAAGTAGCAAAAAATTTGTTGATTCTTCTGGTGAAACAGTTTCATCATTAGAAGATTTAAATGGAGTGACTAGTGATGAGATTGCCGCGATCAAAGCTTTCCAAGATGGAATTTATAATGATATTGCCGTAAAAGATTTTTATGGTTCTCTTGAAGAATTTGTGGCCGAGCTTAAAGATAGCACTTTAAGTGTAGATGGTTTTTCTGAAGCTTTATTAGCCGCACAAGTCCAACGGAAAGAAGAAGGCGTCTTTGGTGATGAGGGTAGACTTACAAGTTTATCTCAAACTCAAGGTATGATGGTAGACGCCAATGCCGATGGATTAACAGAAAACTGAAAGCTAAGTCCTGAACAGGCTAAAGCTGTTATGACAGACATGATGAAAAAATTAAACGAATCAAGTTTGTCAGATGATGAAAAACTTCAATTAATGGATAAAATTGATTGGAATATGCCAGTTCAAGATATTCTTGCGAATATTCAGCATGCTATTGATACTGGTAATATTAATTCAGCTTTTGTAGATACTGCAGGATTAGAAGATGACTCTGAAAGAAAATCAAAGGTTTTAGAAGATTATGATATAAGTGAATCTACTTTAGACGCTTATACAGAACAGTTACAAACAACAGGAGAATTAGCAGAGCAGCATGAAAAATTAGCGGATTCTTTAGAATATGCTAAAAAACAATTTGGAGATGAATCTGACGAAGTTAAGAATGCTCGTAAAGCACTCACGGCATTTAACGGTGAGTCTGAAGATATGGCTGTTGATTTAGCGCAAACTCAAAAAGGTCTTGAGTCATTATCTAATAATATGGCTGAATATGGAGATATTTTAAAGAATGGCGATAAGACAACTTTAGAATATGCTGAAGCTCTTGGAAAAGTAAAAAAATCTTTAGCAGATACTTTAAATGTGTCAGAAGAAAGTATTTCTAATTCAACAGTTGAAGAACACCTGGGTGATATTGAAGCACTAGCAGCAGGAGATGAAGAAGCCCTTAATAATTTACGAATAGCCGCAAGTCAAGATATTGTAGCTGGTTTTTATATGGCAGAAGACAGTACTCTTACAGAAGAACATATGGAGTACTTAAAGCAAAAAGCTATTGAAGTTAATTCATTAAATATTGAAGTCGGCGCTGATATCAATGATGAAGAATTTACTAATGCTTTAAATGATATGCTGTATAATGGAGAATTGACCAAAGAACAGGTTAATGAATATCTTCATGGAATTGGCGTTGAACCGCACTTTGAAACAGTTAAAAAGGAAACAACATTATTTTCAACGGCAGGAATGCATGTAAAAGGGGATATTTTTGGAATTCCATATGATGTTACGCTACCTTCTTTTGAAGTCTTAGGACAGGTCGATGTTCCTCAAATTGTTCCTGAAGGAGAAAGTGCTCAAAGTAGTGGACCGAGTCAAGGTAGTACAGGTCTTAGACGTACAGCTAGTCCAACAGCTCCAAGTGGTCAAACAGGTATTAGTCCAAGTTATGTAAATAATGCTTATAAACCTGATAGTAATGATAGTAATAAGAATAAAGAAAAACAACCTAAAAATAATAAACCTAAAGATTATCAAAATAGTGAATGAGATTATTTAACAGATATTACTAATGACCTTGATAGAGCTGAAGCCGTAATGGAAAGGCTTTCTAAATTAGAAGATCGACTTTATGGGGCTAACCGTGTTTCTCAGTTAAAGAAAATTTCTAATGAGTATAAAAAGTATATCGCTTTATTAGATAAAGAAGTTAAATTAGCTCAAAAACATGCTAAGACTTTAAGAGAAAAAGCTACTGATGAAAATGGTAATTTAACTATTAATGGTTATGCTAATCAGGCAGGCTTTGATAGAGTTGAATTTGATGCTAAAGGGAATATTCAAAACGGAAAAGCTATTGAAGAAGCATTATTAAAACAATTAAATCAGGCTACTACGAATTACAATGATCACCGCAATGATGAAGATACAAGCAAATACGAAGAAGCACTTAAATTAGCTCAAAAAAATTATGACGGATTTATGAAAGCTCTGTCTGAATATGAAGCCACTCTTGGAACAATAGAAGATGGTCAAAATGCTATTCAAGACTATAAAGAGAAGATTCAAGATGCGGCGGATGCTATTGTAGACTCTATTCAAGAAGGTATTGATAATGTTGTTGAAGCGATTGATAGTCAACGAGAATTTATGAAAACATATCGTGATTGACAACAAGGTGGTAATGATTATAGTCATTTTGATAATGATCGTCAATATTATAGTGAAGGTTTAGAAGGAATATTCTCACCAACCGAAGGTTCCAATGGAGCTTCCGTTTTTGATGAGCAACTTATGAATCTTAAAAATAGATATAAGGATGCTAAAAAAGTTTTTGATGGTAATTCTAATAATGCAGACGATGAAGCATTAAGTGAAGCTGATGCTCAAAATAATTTACGAGAAGCTACAGACAACCTTACTAAAACTTTAAATTCTGCAATTGGTTATTACGATTCACTTATGGATACAATTGATAAAGCTTCTAAGAAAATGGATGATTTAATAGATAGCCGTCTTGAAGAATTTGATGATATTAATTCATATCTTGATAGTAAATTAGAGCAATCTCAATTATTATTTGGTGATAGACCAGAAAATAATTCTCAGTTTTATCAACAAAAAATTGCTACAAATATGGAAAAAATGGTTTCAATTAATACAGCGATTGAAGCTAAACAAGCAACGGTAGAGACTCTTGAACATCTTGAAGCTAGTGGCAAAGAACTTTCTACAGAAGAGCGTCAAACATTAACGGATGCTCGTAAAGAACTTGCGAAACTTCAAAAAGAACAAACCGATACTGAAACAGATTTATTAACAGATATCCGAAATAAATTAAATGAAGATATTAAAAAAGAATTAAAAGAAGCTGTTAAAAAAATGTTCAGTGATGGCGACCCAGAATGAATATCACAACAATGGGAGATAGCCGCGCGAGACGATTCTCGATTTTTAGATGATTACAATCGTGCTTTTGAAATTGAAAAATTAGAGTTAAAGTATCAAGAAGCTTTAAACGATGCACGAAAATTTTCTCTTTCTATTCAAGAAGAAATTTCAGAAAGAATGGAAGAAGAGCTTAATTGACTTAGAACAAAATTAAATGTTTCTAAATATGATGTTGAATATGCAGAAAAAAATCTAGAAATACTCCAAAAGAGAATAGCCTTAGAAGAAGCAAGAGAAAATAAAACTCAAATGAGATTACAGCGAAATGTCGCAGGTAATTATGATTTTGTTTATACTGCAGATGAAGATGCTATTAATGAAGCCAAAGAAAATTTATTAAGAGCTCAGCAAGAAGCTTATAATCTTTCTAATCAAATGTGACGAGATACTTATGAAAGTGCTATTAAAGCTGCAAAAGATGCTGAAAGTGTTATTCTTGAAGTTGCTACTGATGCAACTATTGGTCTTGAAGAAAGACAAGAACGTGTTAGATGGTTATTAGATAATCTCGGAGAATATATAAATAATTCTAGAGTTGAATTAAACGAAGTAAGTGTTAATTTATACAATGACGTTGTAGGCGCAGAACAATTAATTGCAGAAGAAAATCTTGGCAACCTTGCAAATCTTTTTGAACAAATGAGGAATGATTCAATTCAAACAAAAATATCAACTCAAAAAGACGCCGAAGAAATGAAAGAATCTGTAAAAAATTCTATTTCTGGTGAAGGTGGAGTAACATCAACCTTAGCTACCGCATGAGAGAATGTTCGAAATAGTGGAGATGAAGCTTGAGGTGGATTAGCTGAGGATGTAGGCGGAGAAGAAGGATACTTGAAAAAGATCCGGGATGCATCTAATAATACTTGAAAAGGTATCGGCGCCACTGGAAAAACAACTTGACATAATTTAAAAGACGCGGTAACTGGTAAAGATGGTATTTTAACTGGAATAACAACTGGTTCTGTTGATAGTTGAGAAAAAGTAGGAAAAGCTGGTGTAAATAGCGTTAAAACAGTAGAAAAAGGAACTAAAGAGCCTTTAAAAAGAATTAAACTTGGTTCTGAAAACACAGTAGAGGGTATCAATAAAGATGTACAATGACTGGTTGGTGAACTTGGAACTCAATTCCAATTAGGTACAAACTATGCAATAGGTAGTACAACTGAAGTTGAAGCTGCAGTAAATGGGGCTTATAGTGGTATTACTAAATCTATGTTTGAATATGAAGAAGCTAATAGAAGTGCAGTAGCAGCATCTGGAGAATCTCTTGATACTTTTGTTGCTGATAGTGTAAATACTGCAGCAGAACGTGTAGAAAATTTAAATGGTACAGAAGAACAATTTAGAGAAGATTTACAATTATTAAATACTACTATTAATGAATCTGCGAATGAGATGAAGAATTGAAAAGCTATAATTGACGCAGCCATAGGATCTTCTAAGAAACTTATAACTAAATCTAATAAATTGAACACTAGTATTGGAAATGACGGTGTTCAGTTAGCAATAGCCGCTGGAACAGCAGAAGCTTTTACTGGAGCATCAGATGGATTAAAAAGTTCATTGGACGATTTAGCAGATGCAGCCGATGATGTTTCAAGTTCAATAAAAACAATGGCCACAGATATTTCTAACGCATATGTAAATTTAGCACGAGCTGCAAAAACAGCAGAAAGCGCTTATAAGAATATGAAAACAGCTGCGAATTATGCTAGATCTGCCGCAGACTCAGCTGACAGAGCGGCACAAAGAGCGAATAATTCTATTGATACTTTAAATAGAAATTCAAGTGGTGATCAAATTGATCTTAGTTGAGTTTCTAAGCTTAAAGAAAATGTTCAAAGTGGTGTTTCAAGTTTATTTGATAAATTTAAATTTAATACTCCTATGTATACTAATATTTGACAAGTTGGAGATACTTTTACTCCCGGTTGATATGATACTGGTGGTTACACGGGAAAATGATCTGATGGAGATACTGATACTAAAAATGGAAAATGAGCAATTCTTCATCAAAAAGAACTTGTTCTTAATGCGACAGATACAGAGAATATTCTTTCAGCTGTTGATATTGTACGTGATATTATGTCAGGAATAAATAATATATCCTCTTATAAAAAGAATATTTTTGAGCAACAGAATAGTTCTAATGATATAAAACAAAAAGTTGAGATTAGCGCGACCTTCCCTGGTGTAACAGAAGCTATTGAAATTAAACAAGCACTAGAACAACTTGCAAATAACGCTTATCAAGCTGCTAATAGAAGATAAAATTAAAGACCCTATTTTACATAGGGTCTTTTTTTTTAACTTAAATAACAAAAGGTAATAAAATAATATTTTTAAAAATTAAATAAAATAGAAATAAATCACGGCTATAAAAGGAGAATAAATGGAAACTGTTTCTTATTTAACTATTAATGATGAAACAAAAGAAATTGCTGATTTAGCTAGCCGTAATAATATTGAAAATATTGCAGCAGTTGTTGCGGCACATAGTATGAATTTAGAAAACTTGCAAGCTGATGTTGGTCCAGGAGGATCAATTGAAAATGCAATCAATAATGCTACAATAATAGCTCAAACAGCACAACAAGGCGCTACTGCAGCAGCGGATTCTGCCGCTACAGCAGAACAAAAAGCTATTGAAGCTGGAGCTATTGCTTCTTCTGCACAGAGTGCTGCAAATAATGCTTATACAGCAGCAGCAAATGCTTTAAATCAAGCGATAAATGCTGAAAAAGCCGCCTCTCTTGCAAATGAAAATGCAAACTTAGCTGTCGCTTCTGCAACAACAGCTCAAACTGCAGCAAATAGTGCGACAGAAGCTGCTTCAGAAGCTTGAAGTAAAGCCGATGAAGCAGATTCTGCAGCAGCAAGGGCTGATGCTAAGGCTGAACAAGCTAATGAATCTGCTATAACCGCACAAAATAATGCAGTACGAGCAAATTCTTATGCTTTAGGTGCTTTAAATAGCTTATCTACTCTTGAATCAGTTATTGATACTGTTAATTGGTTTGCTGATCACCGTCAACAAACAACAGATACAGAAGTACAAGATAATAAAGATTACTATACATATGATCCTAGTACGGGAGCAATGACAAAAGTTGAACCTGTTGGTGATGAAAATCCTAGTCAATTAGAATGATATGAACTAAATGAAACAATACAAAATTATATTGTATCTCATGTTGCAGAAACAGAAGATGGACTATCTGTTTTCTCTATTTCTAATGGGTGAAGTATTTTAGTTTCTTCTGGTTCAGGTAAATATCCACCTGGTGTATTTATTAAAAATCCAGAAGGTTCAATTAAACAAGCTATGACAGCAGACGGAATTTCATTCGATGAAACTACTCCTTTTAAAATTGGCGATGAAAACGCATATATTGTATTTGATGGCAATAATAATATTGTTATCGGCGGAGAAAATGTAGAAATAAATTCATCTGTTTCTGTTGGAGGAAATAAAACACTTTCTCAAGTTCTTAATGATCTTGATCAAACAATTACTTCAATAGAATACGGTCAAGGCAATTCTAATATTGATCATTCAGATATTGAAGATTGATATCCCGAATGTCCTAGTTGAGAAGCTGACAAATATATTTGAATGCGAACAACTACAAATGGATTAGAAGAATATAATTATACTTGCATTCAAGGAGCTCAGGGGCCAGTTGGCGAAACAGGGCCTATGGGTGAAACTGGATTACAAGGTGAAATTGGAGAAACTGGTGAAACTGGGCCAATTGGTGAAACAGGGCCGCAAGGTGAGACAGGACCTGCTGGTGAAGATGGAATTTCTATTGTAGGGCAGGTAGTTCATTATTGTGTAATGGATTCTGAAGATGCTGACCCAGAATCAACAGAAGATGAAGATGAGATAGAAAGTTCTGAAACAGGAGATACTGGAGAAACAGGAGATACTGGAACAGAAGATACCGAAGATCAATCTGGAGTTACGGTTGACGAATGAAGATGGGTTGGTTCTTTAACAGAAATCATGCCAATACCAAAAGGAAGTTGACTTTGAACTCGTGTTACGACTTTTTATAGTGATGGAACCGAATCTGTTGTTTATCAAAAATCATATATAGGCGCCGATGGTGAAGATGGAAAAAGTGTCTTTATTCAAAGTGCTTCTAAAGAAAATGGAATAACGACAGTTGTTCTTATTGACAGTGAAGGTCATGAAGAAACACTAACTATTGCAGATGGTGAAGAAGGTGCTAGCGGCTTACCTGGCGCGCCAGGTACAAATAGTTACGTACATATTGCATGAGCGACTGCGGCGGATGGATCGACTGGATTTAGTACAGATGACAGTATAGATAAAACCTATATGGGTGTTTATACTGATAGTGTTCAAGCTGATAGCATTGATCCTGAAGATTATTCATGAAGTTTAATTAGAGGTGCTGATGGCACATCTATTACAATTAATAATATTAAATATGCTAAAAATACGAATGGAGCAGTTCAGCCCGCAGATTCAGACTTTGATACAGCCATACCAACTGTAAATAAAGGCGAATGACTATGAGTTAAAACAACTTATAGTGATAATAGTACTGCTGTTACTAAGTCATATGTTGGTACAGATGGTGAAGATGGTCTTTCTGTTACCATTCAATCTACAACCAAGAGTAATGGTATAACTACTATCGCTTTAGCTGATAGTAATGGTAATCTTCTTGATACACTTACTATTGCAGATGGTCAAGATGGTGATGTTGGTGCAACAGGACCCACTGGCGCAGATGGCTTATCAAGTTATGTTCATACTGCATGAGCCACAAGTGCAGATGGTTCTCAAGGATTCAGTACTAGTGATAGTGTAAATAAAACATATCTTGGTATTTATACTGATAATACACAAGCCGATTCTCAATCTTATGAAGATTATTCTTGGTCATTGATAAAAGGTGAAAAAGGTGATCCAGGCGATGCGGCTTATACTTATAATTTATTATGTAGTCCTTCTGCTATAGTTAAAACATCTGCCGCAAATACTCCGCCTGAAATTACTTTTACATCTAAAAGAGCACAAGGCGTTGGAGATTTCACAAATTATGCTGGAAGATTTATAATTGCAACATCAGAAGATGGCTCAACTTGAACGAATAGATACACAAGTTCATCTAATGAAGCTACAAAAACTTATACTGCTCCTGCCGCGGCTAAATTTGTGCGGTGTCAGCTATATCTTGCGGGAGGTACATCAACATTAATTGATACACAAACAATACCAATTATTAGTGATGGTGAGCCAGGACAGCAAGGTGAAGATGGTAAAATTTTAAATATTCTTCCAGGTGTTTATACTACATCAAATCTACCTTCTATTGGAAGCGTAGAAGAAGCTGATGCTTATCTTGTTGATGATGGTGATGGTCAGTATGATTTATACTATAAAGGTAGTGGTGCTACTTCTTGGACAATTGTTGAAAACTGACAGGGTATTGAAGGTCCACAAGGCCCACAAGGTGCTACTGGAGAAACGGGTGCAACAGGTGCTCCAGGTACAGCAGCGTATACTTATGATTTAATATGTAGCCCTGCGGCAATTGTAAAATCTGAATCTGGCGCTCTTACACCTTCTTTAATAACAATTTCAGCAACAAGGTTACAAGGTACTGGAATACCTTCTGCTTATGCGGGAAGGTTTAAAATTGAAGAGTCCGATGGCTCTACATGAACAACTAAATATACTTCTAGTTCAAATGAATCTAGTAAAACATATAGTCCAACAGCTACAGCAAAATTGATTAGATGCACATTATATCTAGCTGATGGGACAACAACACAACTTGATACACAGACTGTACCAATTATCTCTGATGGTCCAACTGGTAAAACAGGTGCTACAGGGAATACTGGTGCCACAGGAGAAACAGGCGCGACTGGCAATACAGGGGCAACTGGTGAAACGGGTGCTACCGGGGCAACTGGACAAACAGGAGCAACGGGAGCAACAGGTAAAGGAATTAGTTCCATAACAGAGCAATATGCTCGTAACAACAGTTCTTCTTCTGCTCCAACGAGTGGCTGAGGAACAGGGGTACTTGCACCGACTTCAACTGAAAAGTATGTATGAAATCGTGAAGTAATGAATTATACAGATGGTACAAGTGCTGATCCAACTGCACCGCATATTATAGCAGTATTTGGTGAACAGGGTAATGCTGGTAAGGGTATTGCCGCAATTACAGAATATTATGCAGCAAACAATTCTACAATTGCACCGATTGATGATGAATTTTCTACAACAATTACAGCACCGACTGCAACTAATCGTTATCTGTGGAATTATGAAATTATAACTTATACAACTGGAAATCCTACTACAACAGATAAACGTATTATTGGCGTTTATGGTGAGACTGGTGAAAAAGGTGATACAGGTGCAATCGGTGCGACTGGAGCAACTGGGGCCACAGGTAAAACTGGACAAACTGGACAGACGGGTAAAACGGGTGCTACGGGAGAGACTGGTGAAGACGCATATACAGTCATATTAACTAATGAGTCTCACACATTCCCCGCAGGAACCAATACGGCGATAGCAAGTTCAACTGATTGTCAAGTTCTTGCTTATAAAGGAGCCACGCAGGTTGCTGCTACAATTGGAACAATTACTGGTCAAGTGACAGGTTTAACAACAAATGTTCCTGCAAGTTCTAATGGTACTACTTTAGCATCATTTACAGTAACAGCTGCAACAACACTTACTACTAAAAATGGTACATTAACAATTCCCATAACTGTTGATGGAAAATCATTTACAAAACAGTTTACATGAGCATTATCATTAACAGGCGAAAAAGGCCAAACTGGTAATACTGGGGCGACAGGCGCAACAGGTGATACTGGAGCAACTGGAGCCGATGCATATACCGTAATACTTACAAATGAGTCACATGTATTCCCGGCTGGTACTAATGCCGCACTTGCTTCTAGTACAGTTTGTAATGTTATTGCTTATAAAGGTACGACCCAAATAGCTGCTTCTATTGGAACTATTAGCGGTCAAGTAACAGGTTTAACTACATCTATTGCTAATAATAATAGTACATCTGCTAATTTTACTGTTAATGCGGCAACTACATTAACAACTAAAAGTGGTATTCTTACAATTCCAATAGTAGTAGATAATAAAAGTTTTACTAAAAAATTTGCTTGATCGCTAGCTAATGAAGGTGCTAAAGGTGCAACAGGGGATACTGGTCCTGCAGGACAGACAGGACAAACTGGTCCTGAAGCGGTAGTAACCATTACACCAACAAATGTTAATTGAGCTGCTAATACTGCTGTATTAAATGTAACATTAAGAGTTAATGGCGTAATTACAACACCAAAAACTTATAATTGAACTAAAGGAACCGCAACTACATCATTAGGTACTGCAGCGACACTATCAGTGAATGATTTAAATTCTACGTATAATTGTACTGTCACATGATAAGATAAGGAGATAAAATGAGCACACAAACTGGTTCAATTAGTTTTGAAGCAACTGGCGGTTTTAACAGTTATGCTAAACAAAACTATGCGACTTTGTCACAGATAAAAGGACAATTTGCTACGTGTGGGACTGGTGCAAGCACAGCCGCAAAAGTAGCTACAATTGTTCCTGCTGATTCTGGTTGGACTCTTTATGACGGTGCAACTATAACAGTAAAATTTACAAGTAAAAATACAACAACAGCGCCCACACTAAATGTTAATAGTACGGGCGCTAAACCTATTAAAGATTTTAATGGTAATGATTTAATTAAAGCCGCGTATGAATGGCCTGAAGGTGCGGCTATGTCATTTACATATGATGGTTCCTCTTGGAGATTACAAGATAGTAATTTAATGGAGCGTGTTCATACAGCGGAAACTGCTATTGAACAAAATGCAAATGAAATTAATTTAAGAGCTACTAAAGAAGAAGTAGATAATGCTATAGATGATGTTAAAATTACTAAGTTTGGAGAAGGAGCATCTGTTGTTGTAGAAGACTCAGCAGGACTTCCTCCAATAGAGGTGATTGGAGAAGGCTGGGCGGAGCAAGACGGCACGCCCACGCCTGACAACCCGCAGGAAGTGAGGGTGGCGAGGGGGAGGAACCTGCTGCCGAACACGGCTACCTCGAAGACCGTCAACGGCGTAACGTTCACTGTGAATGCGGACGGCAGCGTGACGGCGAACGGGACGGCAAATGCTGAGGCTGCTTTAGCTGTCTATATAAGCAATGAAACAGGTGGAAAATTTCAGGATGCGTTTTTAAGCGGCTGCCCAGCAGGGGGGAGCACATCGACATACATGCTTCGATTCTCGAATGTCACGCAGACTTCTGCGCCAGACATCGGAAATGGAGTGAAAATCAATATAGACACCACTGGTAGATGCGTCGTTGCCATAATTATCGCGTCAGGCTACACAGTCAACAATCTCACCTTCTACCCCCAGCTCGAACTCGGCTCCACACCCACGCCTTACGTACCCTACGGGCATGTGGGTTTGGAGGTGCGTGATTCTAGCGATGAATTGGTTAGCGTCACGCTTATACCGCTACCCTCCAAGGGCTTCGCGGCGGCTTTGCCAGACGGCACGGCGGATTCGCTGACGATTGACTCGGCGGGGCGGTGCGAGTGGTGGAACAGCGCGAAAATGGGAAGGGTTACAGGCAGCAACATCGCGGCTGTATATGACGCAAACTCCTGTTTGCATTGCACGACAAACATTATCACGGCAAAAACATCAGGCCAGGTTAAATCCAATATGTTCCAGACCTATAGCGGCGATGCGAGCTCGTCAAATATGCAATTTGAGAGCGTCGGCGTCAATTCGGGTGGTAGCGCTCTTAGGTTTTCGGTTGATAAAAACAGGCTTGAAACAGTCGATTTGAACGGTATCAAAGCGTGGTTTAACGACAATCAGCCCGTTGTGCTTTACAAGATTGCCACCCCCACAACCGAGCACGGCTACATCGACCTCCCGACAATCCCCGAGGGCGCGACAATCGCCATCCCAGAGCTTGAGAAGTCTAGTATTAAAGTAAGTTGGTGGACAAAATCTGGTCAAGAAGCAGGTAATGCACATCAATCTTCAGTTAAAGAAAATGCTGAATTACGTATTACTGCTGATGGAATTACTTCTGAAGTTTCTAAAATTTCAAGTGCAAAATATGTTACTACTGGATATAATTATACTTTAGCACAAATTAAAACTTATGCGGCAGAAGGGCATTCCGATAATTGAACCATAGTGAGTGATGATAGTATTAGAGTTGGAGATACTGTATATGTTAAAGTTCAAGATACTACTCGTACTTGCCCAGTATATATCAAAGTTAAAGTTACAACGATTTCATCTCCTACCCGTATAACTGGTATATCACATGGTTATGAAGATGTATTACCAGTTGATACTATTAAGTCTACTATTAATCAATCTTCTGACAGTGTTAAAATTCAAGCTAAACATATTGAGATTGATGGGACCGCAACCTTTAAGAATAATGATAATACTACAACTACTCTTAGTAATTATTTAACTAATAATTATGATGCTAAAGGTGCAGCTCAAGAAGCTATAAATAATTTAGAAATTGGTACAAGAAATTTTCTATTAGGAACCGCAGAAGAAAAAACAAATGCCGATCTTGTTACTTTTGATTTATCACCAGCTTTTTATGAATTATCTACTGATGATATATTAACTATTTCTTTTGATGTGAATGTTGCTTCTACAGGATGAATTGATTGTTATTGAAGAAGTGCGGCTAGTGGGGGAACTACTTATGCAAATGAAGCTAGTTTTTATCCCGCATGAGAAATAACTAGTGCAGGAGAATGATTACATTTTTCAGCGTCAGATATAATAGGTCCAAATTTAACAGATGCAAAAGTTTTAGCTTTTAGATATAATACAACTAAACATAGTAGTGCAACAAGTAAATCTAAAACCTTTAAAAACGTAATGCTTGAAAAATCAACAATACCTTCTTCTTGACAAGAAGCACCAGAGGATATTCAAGCAAATATAGATATAGCTCAAAACACAGCTAATAACGCTGCTCCTAAGACTTCAGCAGTTTCCCGCACCCAACGCATATATTATCAATCTGCTAGTACAACTAAACCTTCTACTCCTGGTACAGTTTCTAGTGATTGAGTTTCAGATGAAAGTGGTGCACCTGATAAATGAACTCTTAAACGCATGAGTTATTCTTCTACTAAACCCTATATTTATACTTGCGAACAGAAGCAAGTTGTAAGTGGTACAGTCTCTTATACTCCTGTTCTCTTGGATGATACTACTACTGTTATAGATGGCGGTAAAATTATTACTGGTAGTGTTACAGCTAATGCTTTAAATGCTTCAAATATTAATGCTAGTAACATGTTAACTATTGGTGCTTTTAATTCTAATACTCAAAATTCAATTTTAAATTCTGAAGTAATGGATGAGTTAGTTTCTCGTGGTGAACAACTCGTTATTAATGGTAATGCTTTTATGGGTGATAATACTAATTTTTCAATGTGAGTTTATGACGGAGTGAAAGCGAATGTGTCAGGAGGATCGTTTACTCATTCTATTCAATATAGTACAACACTTTGAACTGATGAGTTTATTCCAATTGATGGTAATAGCATTTATGAATTTTCATTTGACGCTATATCAGAGAGTGGTGATGCAAGGCTATATGGTGTATTTTATTGTTATGATATAGATAACAATGCTATAACAGCGTCAGATATTCTTTATATTAATGGTTCAACTACAACATTGGCGCAAGATCTTAAATCTGGCGATACTTATGTCTATCTTACAGATGTGTCTGGATTCGACCCAAACGGCGTAGATGTTAATGGAGCATATTCTAGATCACTTATTTTTTGGGATTATACAAATTCAAAGGGATATAGATACCCAATCGAAACATATTCACGGCATCGTCTTTCATATGACAAATGAGCTGCGCATTCAAATATCGACTATACAAATAATCGAATACAACTCAAAACAGCATACTCTGGTACGACTATACCTGCTGGTACTCCAGTTTCTCAAGGAAATAGCGGTTCTACGTATGAATATCCCGCAGCAGTTAATGCGCTTATCCCATCTGATTGGCAGCATTATACTGGTTACGTGCATCCAAAAGGTGTGACTGTTCCAACTGGGGCGAATGCTACTCTTCGGCCAGGAACCGCAAAGGCGAAAGTAGGTTTTTTGTGGAATTATGGTGGTTCATCTTCTAAACCACAATCACAAATATGGGTAACAAATGTATCTTTAATGAAATGGCGTATTACAAGTTCAGAAACAATTGAGCAAACTCAACAAATTTATTATAGAAGTAGTAGTTCTTCTGTACCAAGTGGTACTGGACTTCCAACAACATGAGTTACAGCTACAACTGATTTATTTGCAACAACAAATATTGATGCATCTAAATGAAGTCTTAAAGCTTCACGATTAACTGCAAATGCAGATGGTACTGGGATTAAATATCCTTATTTATGGACTTGTACTCAAAAGAAAACCTTAGATGGTACAGTTTCATATGGAACTATAACTCTTGATGATACTACAACGGTAATTGATGGTGGAAATATTATCACAGGAAGTGTTTCTGCAAATAGTATTAATGCTAATAGTGGTAAATTTGATACTGCGAATATTCCTGATTTAAGTGCAGCAAAGATAACTTCTGGGGATATCACAGCAGATAGAATTAAAACTAATGTTGTAAATGCTATTAATGCAACTGTAAATCAAATAGATGCAAAAAATATTAAAGCGTCTGAACTCCAAATTGGACAATCACAAGTTACTAATTTAACAAATGATATTGCCGATGCTAAAAAACACACTCAAGTTATTGTTTCAGCGAGTAATGTTAATTATGCTGCAAATACGTGTACATTGACTGCTCGATTATATATTGATGGTGAATTACAAACTGGCACATCATTAAAATGGCAATGATATAGGGATGGTGCCGCACAAGGAAGTCAAATGACAGGCGCTACAGGAATGTTGAATGTTACATCTACTCTTGGAATAGGGCATCGCTATTCCTGTAAATGTACATTCTAGAAAGGAGATAATATGGCAGAAGAGATTGGTGAGCTTGATCTTACCGCTCAAGCTGATGCAGCTAAAACCGCAAGTAATTTTATTACAGAAGTTACAAATAGTGGAATTATGGTTGCTGATCAAGGTAAAGGCACAACGGATGGCGTTATTACACCAAATACAACGGGTTGGCATCTTTCTGATACACTTGAACTTATTAAGGATGGTATTACAACATTTAAAGTATGATTAAATGAAGATACTACAAAAATGCGTATTGGTAATGAAGATAGCAATCATATTACGCTTGATGATACAGGTATGAAAATATTTGATTATAATGATAATACAGCAACATTTAATAAAGATGGTATAGAAATTGGTACACAATATCATGTACAAATTTTATCAGATGGTATGCATATAATTGATCCTGCTGATGTTGTAGTTGCATCTTATGGTAAAAATTCAATAATTGGACCGTCATCTGATTTTCATTTGTCTACTACTGGTAATCGTATGGAATTTTGGCAAGGCAATACGCTCGTTAGCTATATTAACAATAACCAAATGAAGATACCTAGTATTGTAGTTGATGAACGTATGGAGGTTGGTAATTGAACATGGATCCATCGTGCTAATGGGCATTTGTCATTAGTTTGGATTGGAGGCGATGAATAATGGCTGTTGATGATATTTTCGTTCTTGGAGATTATACGTACAATATCCGCCTAGAAGCTACCTCGACGAATGCAGGTGAGGTCAGTGTAAAGGCAACAGATAAAACCAAGACATCATATGGAGCAATCCCAGCAACGGTAACCTATGGTGGGCAGAATTACAATGTGGAGAGTGCGAGTGAATGTTTCTTGGATTGCAAGAATTTAGTTAGTGCACCTAATATGGATTTTTCTAAATTTAGCTTTGTAAGTAGAATGTTTAAAGGTTGTACGTCGCTTATCAATCCACCAAATATGAACGTCACCACTGATTATTTATATGCACTTGAAATGTTTAGCGGTTGTACGTCGTTAGTTAACCCACCCGTTTTGCCACTTCCCGTGTCCGGGTCTTTTAATAATATGTATAACTACAAGAAAATGTTCTATGGTTGCACGTCGCTAAAAACTGGGCCTGATATGCATAGATACGATGCTGAATGTAATGTGATTGTTGAACAGATGTTCTTTGGTTGCAGTGCGCTTAAAAGTGCAACGCTTCCCGCACTTATCAACCAAAGCGTTAATTACCAGAGAACTCAAAACTTGCACGGTGTATTTCTAGGTTGTAGTTCGTTATTGACCGCGCCAGCACTTCCATCTGATGCGGTTGGGAGCATGGAATCTTGTTTTGCTAATTGTGAACAAATGACTAATGCGCCGATAATTCCAAGTGGAATAACCGATGTTACATATTGTTTTAAAAATTGTAAAAATATAGAGACGGCACCCGCGTTACCGAACGGCATCACATCGCTGGATAGTACTTTTATGAACTGTGAAAACATAACTGTTGCACCAGTAATTCCAAGCGGTGTTACTAATTTACACTGTAGTTTTTGAGGTACTAGTATAACGGAAATGCCAGTTCTTCCCTCTGGGGTAACAACCTTGGTTGGCGCATTCGGTAGGTGCCAGTATTTAACGAGAACAAAAACAATTCCTGCGAGCGTGTCGGATATGGAGGAGTGTTTTTATAGAACATCAATCTCATCAGTTCCGGCCATTCCTCAATCTGTTACGAATTTGAATTCTTGTTTTAGTTATTGCGAACACCTGACAAATGGGCCTGATTTAAGCGCGTTGACACAGCTCACTTCGCTTTTTAATGCGTTTTTAGGTTGCACATCGATGATTACTCCGCCAGTGTTGCCTGAATCCATGCAAGATGATGATGATTTATTCGGAGGTATGATTCAGACGTTCTCTGGTTGCTCGGCGCTAAAGACAGCTCCCAGAATACCAAATGGAGTCAAAAGTCTAAGTAGTTGTTTTTCTGGATGCACGAATATGGAATCAGCGCCGCAAGAGATACCGTCAAGTGTCATTAATATGAACAGTTGTTTTCGCCAATGCTCGTCAATGGAGAATACTCCGAACATGAGAAATGCGTCATCTGTTGTCAGTATGAGAGGAACTTTTTATGGATGCAGTAAAATAAAATCTGCTCCGATAATTAACGCAAGCGTGACGGATATGAACTATTGCTTCTACAATTGCTCGTCATTGACTGGGATCATCGTTGTTAATTGCACGCCGACAGAGCGCGAGAGTGTGTTTAGTAGTACGAGGGAGCCTATTTTCATTATCCTTGACGGGACAGCTGATGCCGAAACTTGGCGTGCGATAGCCGACGAGTACGAGAACGTATACTTCTTTGCCGACTCTAACTCCAAGCCCGCTTTATCATTTTCTGTTACCCGTGTTTCGGCAAATGGACAAACGACCGAAAATACCGAGGGTGTTTGGGTTTATATCATCGCGATTGCAACGGTTTATTCTGACCATCTGCCACCAGGATATAGTAATGAAGTCGGTGCAATTACGTTAACTGATAATAGTGCATCCACTTCACCTACGTGAGTTAGCGATTCAATCGTTGAAGGTGAACATAAAGTTACCGAGACGCGGCATACATGATTGCAGATTTCGACTATCAGACATGTTTTCGCAATGTCAGTGGTTGATAGCTATGATGTTAGTTCACCAACTATCACGGTTAAGTTACCCAGCACAAATACGCTGTTAGACTTCTCGCCAGGCGGTAACGGCATGGCAGTTGGAAAGATTGCAACTAGAGATGCGTTTGATTGTGCAATACCCGCATATTTTAATAATGTTAACATTGATGGCGATATTCAAATATCAGGTGATGTAAGAAATACGAGTGGTAATGCAAAGTACCTCCCATTATCGGGCGGTAGTATGACTGGGACACTCGTCCAGAACGGTGGTAACATAAACATCAAGGCAGCGACGCTCGACCGTGATGGTACTGACCCGCAATCAGACGAGACGATCTGGGAAGATAATCACGCGCTTAATCTCATGGACAAGGACGGCGATGTAGTCGGTAGGCTACGCATCGGACGCAGTACTGGCGGGGTAGATTACACACAGCTGCTTGTGTGGAACGAGGATAGCAGCGGCAATCCCGTATATAACACATTTGCCATCGCGGTCGCCAAGGGCGGTACGAAGTATTACAGCGTATCAGATGCACCTAAGTTCCGCAGCGACCTAGGCATAGTCTCAAAGTCCGGTGATACCTTAACAGGGACATTATCTAGTCAACCTGGAACTGGTGTCTCATATATTGCAGGTACTGCAGGTACACACGCTGGTCTATTCGTCAGAAAATCGGCGCTTAACCAGGATGTATGGATACCCGCCGTTACCGTGCAGACTAAAGGCGGCGGCGGCTGGGCAATCGGCAACTACAATGACGAGACGCTAAAGTTTGTATACGGCTCTAAGGCGAACATCGATGCGAACAAGAACCAGACGGAACAGCTCTACTTCACTAACGAAGGGGGTATCGTCACGCCTTATTACCTCATCGCCACTAACTCTGATTATAGCGCATCAACCACCCCTGGCTCTAATATCTGGGCGACTATAGCAGCGGGACGCGATTCCGCGGGTCTTGACCGTGCGTATATTAGGCAGACGGCCATAAATGATGGGTACCAGGGCGTGCAAGTGGAGACAAAGCGTGGCAGCGTGTATAATGGCGTGCGCATGGAAATAAATAGCAGCGGCGATAGGCGTGTGATTGTATCGGATAAGACAGCGTGGCTCAGCGGAATCGGCGCGCTTCCCCTGACGGGTGGCACGATAACAGGCACGACAAACTTCGGCACCGACAACTACGATCGCGACGCGGCGGCTAATACGTCCGGCCAGTCTGGTATAAACGTTCAATGGACGGATAAGAACAACGAGCGCACTGGCGTCATTCGCGTCGACCGCGACACGGGCGGCATCATGCGCATGAAGATAGGCGCATTCACTGAGAATGCCTCCAATCAAGAAGTTTACAACTGATTGCAGTTCGGAGTAGACCGTGCCGGAACGAGGTACTATTCTGTTTCGGACAAGGACAAGTTCCGTTCTGATATGGAAATTATGGGTGCGGTGACTAAGAACGGCTACGGCGGCCTGATGCATCCGGGTGGCAGTGACACGGCTTACATGCGTACGACCCAGAACGGCCTCATCCCGTATCAGTCAGGCGGTGCATCAGCTGTAGGTACGAGTACCTGGCCATTCAACAGTGGCTACTTTAACACCCTATATGAAAATGGTACGGCGCTAAGTACAAAGTACGCGGCGAAGAGCCACGGCAACCATGTTCCCGCAACTCAAACTGCGTCGAATAAAGTGTTCCTCAGAAACGACAACACTTGGCAGACGATCACGCCAGCGAACATTGGTGCCGCGCCTTCAGGTCATACCCATTCTGCAGGAAGAACAACTTTTTCAGCTACCTCTGATGCGACTTCAATAAATGAAGCTTTAACAACACCTGTATCAATAACAGTAAATTATACTGGTAAAGTTCCTAGTGGGAAAGTAATGACTGGACTCTATGGAGCTCAGACAAATAGTGGTGCAAATTTTTGAATTATGAGTTTTGACCATAATTCGGCTCGTGTATTAAATGCTGGTGCAACATCAACGAAATGTACTGTTACTTTAAAATTTGTAGCAATAGAAAGTACATTTTAAGTAAAGAAAGGATAAAATAAAATGGAACAAATGGAATACATTTTAATAGATGAAAATAATCGAGTTGCAAGTATAGTACACGTACCAGTAGGAGATAATCATTATATGGACTTTAATTCAGATGAATATGAACTTATAGTAACAGACTCATCTGGAATAGATATTAATACTAATTGAGTTGACTGAATATATAATAAAGAATCTAATACTTTTGAATATGATCCAATAATAGAAAAGTATGAATATACAGATTTGTCAACTGGGAAAAAAGTATCTATAACAGAAGATGAATTTAATAATTTAGTAGATGAAAAAGTTCGTAATAATGTTATGGCAATTTTACAAGAATTAGCGGATAAAGATGCTGCATCAATTCAAAAAATTTTAAATATTTAATTTTATTTTAAATAAATAAAATAAAAAGAAAGTATTTAAATTTTTTATAATTGTATAAATTTTAAAAGGAAGGATTAAAAATGGCAGTAAGTATAATTGATCAATTTATTGATGGTTTATCTGAGGATTGGATGCGTTCGGTTTTTGTTGATCGACTAGAAAATGCTAGACTTCTAGTTGATGACGAAACTTTTGGAGACAAAGAGGGAGCAAACAATGCCGTAGCAAGTTTCTTACAATTATCCACAGAACAACGTCTTGCAGAAATTGAACGTTTACGTGTCCGTAATATTGCAACACAGTGAGCAAAAACAGCTACTAAAGATGCAATTAATTCTTTAGTAACCGTTCTTCGTACTATCCGTGATGCTGTTCCAGAAGAAGGAACCACAGGCGAAACTGGAGAAACTGGTGAAGAAGGTAATACTGACGAAACTGGTGAAAGCGGCGAAAATCTTTAATTTTTAAAGAGCACCTATACAGGTGCTCTTTTTTTATGCATTCGTGAAAAATTTTTTAGACAAAAAATATCAAAGGATAATAAATAATACCAGTTAAAAATTAAATATAATAGAGGGTAAGAAAAAGAAAAAAAATAAGGAGTGGCTGATATGAAAATTATGCGAAAGCTCTATGATCAATGTATGGAAGAGCTAGATGGTGTAATAGAATATTCTAATTGTGCTACTTCATGCCGAGATAATCCAGATTTATCTAAAATGTATATCAATATGGCTAAGCAAGAATTAGAACATGCACAAACATTACATAATATGTCTAAAAGATTAGCCGAAAGTAAGATAGGTGAAAGTGTTGATCCTATGCTTATGGAACTCTGAGAAGAGATGGAACAGGCTAAAATAAATAAAATGGCTTTAGCAAGAGCCTATGTTACTAATGCAGAAGGATAAGGTGGTTCCAATGCCTGCTGGACAGTATAATAATTGAATGCCAAATAATTGGTCTGGAACATGACAGTGGAATCAACCTTATCAGCCGCAAATGTCTTATAATAATAATAACAATAATAATATGCAGCAACCTGTTAGTAATATTCTACGTGTGACAGGCCCAGAAAGTGCTAAAGCTTATCCAGTATCTCCAAATTCTAATGTAATATTATTTGATGGAGAAAGTCCTGTTTTCTATTGAAAATCTACTGATGATAGTGGATTTGCTAGTATAAGAACTTTTACTTTTGAAGAACAAAAACAAGAAAAAGTTCAACCAACGGTTGAACAAATTGATACTTCAAAATTTATTACTAAAAATGATCTAGAAGCATTAGAAAAAGATGTTTCTGAACTTAAAGAAATGTTAGAAGGATTGGTGAATTAATATGACTAATCCATTATTTGATAAACAACCTCAACCTGGGAATCAAGGAATTTTTGGTCTTATGAAACAATTAAAAGGCGGTGGAGCACAACAGATGTTTGATCAAATGTATCAAACAAATCCGCAATTCAGAGATTTTGCTAATTCTATGAAAGGCAAAACCCCAGAACAAGCCTTCCAGGAGAGAGGGTTTGATTTTAATTCCTTTAGAAGTATGATAAATTAGGTAACTACTAACGACAGTTAGTGGAAGATATATACAAATTATCAAACGAAAGGATGATAACATTATGGCTGATATGACTTTAAGTGATATTGCTGCTCTAAATCATGATAATGACGGTTGGGGAGGCGGTTGCTGGTGAGTAATTGTTCTCTTCGCTCTAATTTTTGGTTGGGGCAATAATGGATTTGGCAACAATGGTTTTGCTAATGCCATTGGTTATGAAAATCTTGCAACCTCTAATGAAGTACAGCGTGGTTTTGATAACCAAAATAGTATGGCAAATCAGCGTGAAATCCTCGCTGCGGTTAATGCTGGTACCGCACAATCTGTTGCAACTACAAATCAAACATTCCATGATATGCTAAATGCTCTTAGTGATAAATATATGGAATTACAGCGTGATATTGCTGGTATTGCAGTTGGCCAAGCTAATGCTCTTGCTAATCAGAATCAGTGTTGCTGCGAAACTAAGATGCTAATTCAAGAAAATGCAGCGCAGCAACGTTATGAATCTGCTATGCAAAACAATGCAGTTATTCAAGCAATTCAGGCTGAAGGTGCTGCTACTCGTGAAATGTATCAGCAAGACAAGATTGAAGCACTACAGAATCGTGTTAATCAGTTACAGCTAGATCAAGCTATGCAAGGTGTTGTACGTTATCCTAACGTATTTGCATATAATGCTGGCGCCAATCCATTCTGCGGTTGTGGCAATGGTGGTTGCTGCGGCAACATTTAATCAAAAAATAGCTAGGGGTAATGTATAACATTACCCCTTATTATTATGTCATTCTCGACAAGGAAGGAAATTACAAAAATGACTTGTAAATCCGCAATTTATACTACAAATGATACTGGTACTAGTGTTACAGTTACTAATGATATTCCTGTTCAAGTACCTTATGGTGCAATAATTCGTCGCTTTGGTCAAAGCGTTCAATCACAAGGCGGCTCAATCCAGTGTTGTGGTGCTGGATATTTTGATGTAGATCAAATTTTAACTGTCACACCAACTGCGGCAGGTCCGATTACAGCTAGACTTTATCAAGATGGTCAAGCTGTCCGTGGAGCTTTTATGACTCTTACAGGAGAAGCTGATACTCCAATAGCTCTTCCAATTAAAGCTCTTGTCCGCAACTGTGGATGTGATTGTAATAGTGTTTTAACAACAACAATTGATGGTAGTTGTGTTATTAATAATTTCCCAGCAGTTGTAAAGAAACTTTAAAACAACAAGGCGATTGTTAGAATTTTTCTTGACAATCGCCTATATTTCATTTTATAATATTTATAGAAAATAAAGATACTTTATTTTTATTACTCATCTTCCAAGAGAAGAAAGAGTTGCGAGAACGTGCGGCAATGCGTTCTCAGAAATGGTCGCTTCGTGCGGCAACACCGTGATAAGGAGAAAGCCCACGGTGGGACGAAAGTCTTGGACTCCGGACATATACTATAGTTGGTGGTAAGAAACCCAACACGAGGGTTGGAATCCCTCCCCGATGAACATCATCATGCGTGACTGAGCTGCTTTAAGGTTGATGTATATGCCTATGGTCCTCCCGCACAACAAATAAACAAAATGTGAACATATGGGAAGTAGCCCCGAACCAGAATAAACTGGGAAGAATTAAATTATTCAAGCTGCTAAAGATGTAGCCGAGTCCTGCTATGAGGGCTAAGTTAGTAGAAATATCATATGCCGTGTTTTGATAAGTACACGATATAACACTTATCACTTCTCTTGGAGCGAAATAGATATACTATTCGTTGTAAAAGAAGTTAGGAGTTAAAAATGACGAAAGAACAAAAAAAGAGAGAGCATAAATTAACAGCTCAGTGTTTAGGAATAGTTCTTATTGTATTCGCTTTTGGATTATTTGCAGGTTATGCTGCAAACCATCAAGATATTATCGCTAATTTATTTGCAAGTAAGGCTGATAGTATTCATATTATTCATAATTCAAGTGAAGCAATAGAACATGGTGCTAGGATGAGTTTTTATACTCTAGGAACAACTGAAAATACAGATTATATAATTGAATTTAATGAAGAGCCAAAACAAGAAATCAATCGTTTTTATACTGTTGAAGGAGAGTTTACTAATAATACTGATAAGCATTTTACTACGGTAGAATTAAATTTTTCTTTATTAGATAAAAATGGTAATAAAGTTGGTGACATTCATGGATATTGTGATGGATTAAATCCTGGCCAAACTTGGAAGTTTGTTGCTAGTAATTCTAAAGTATTTGAAACTAATATTCATGCTACTTCGGCAATACTTGATGATGTAATTTATACAATATTATAGGGTTTATACCATATAAGCCCTATTTTTTTTATGCCTTAAAAAAGTTATAGACAGTCGCAATTAATCTATGATATAATATATTTATAAAGAGAAAGGAAGTTATGAATAAACGTGATTATAGATTCTTTGAACTGGCTCGTCAACAAGCTTTGCAAAGTCAATTTGATAGATTCCATCTTGGGTGTGTTATTACTTATAAAGGTCGAGTAATTGGACGCGGTTCTAATTCAGATAAGACAGATCCCTTGCAAAAACGATATAATAAAGAACGTAAATTTAATAGAAATGGAAATCAACCTATAAAACACAGCGTTCATGCAGAAATTGCTGCGCTTAAATCAATCCCTTATCCAATCCAAGAATCAATAGATTGGAGTAAAGTAAAAGTTTATATTTATAGAACTGCTATTGGGAAAAAATTGCATATGGGACTTGCTCGTCCATGTGCAGGATGTATGAAGGCTTTGCGAGATAGGGGTATCCAAAGAATATATTATACTACTAGTGATGGGTTCGCCGAAGAAAGGATTTTTTAAGCAATAATTAAATTTTAATAGACAAAAACATTATTATGTTTTATAATAATTTTATAAAGAAAGACCTAAACCGTATTGCTTATTTTAAGCTAAGAAGCCAAAAGGTGATGGTTTTGCCCTGGTCAGGCTGCAAATATAGGTAATGCCACTTATATTCTAAGATAATTACTATTAGGAGAGCGCAGTACGGAACTTAGTCGAAGAGTGATCGGCACATGGCATTGTGTGGAAAAACGAGGGCGCTTTACCGCATGCTTCGGACTAAGGAAGTTAGAATGAGAGAGGTTCTTCAGAATCAAAACCTTATTACTCCGCAGAGTAGACCAGCAGCTTATTGGTCGTTAATAATAAAAGCCCTCTTCACTACTGCGGCTCTGGTGATGTTAAGTGCGATTGTCCTAAGGTTTTACTGGACAGTCGCACTATTTTTATGATATAATATATCTACAAAGGAGAGAAAGGATATATTATGTTGAAGTCTATTCTTGTTGAAGGATGGGAATGCTGGGATGGTTCTGAGGGGAACCACCAATATAAGCATATTCTTGTGGCATCTCATGAAGAAGCACACGCCGCAGGTCTTGAATTTGCTTTTACTCTTCTTGACCCTTATATGAATGAAATTAAGCATTACGCCGAGTACATGGCCGCAAATGGTTATGATTATGATGAAGTTATTCATAATACTATGCTTGAATGTGCTCATTATGAATTGTGGGAGAAATGCTAATGAGACAGCGTAATATATACCTTGAAAAAATTAATCCTGATATTCACAGTTATGGTATTAATTGGAAACATATGGGTTTTCATCCTATACGGTGGGTGCAGGATTTTATACAACGCCGCGAATGCGGATATGATTATAGAGTAACTTATAATCTTGACTCTTGGATGATTGAACAACTTTATAGTTGGCTTAATATGTATCTTGAAGCTAGTTATAATACTATTGATCTTGAGTATCATAAATTTAATATTGATGGTATGGAATTAACAGAATTAGAAGTTATTGTTTATATTATAGATAGTTTTGAACAGTGGCTTGTTTGTATCGATGATATTGATAAATATGCAACTGATGAAGAAATTGCGGCTCAAGAGCAAGTGAAGAAAGCGTTTGCGGCTTTAGGGCAAATAATTTTTTGTCTTTGGTGGTAAAAATTTATCAAAGAATAATAAATTTTTTAAGAAGAAAGGAGTATTTAATTATGGAGATAATTAATGATATTACAAATAATTGGTTTGTATCAGATCTCCATCTTTGAATAACTTAATCACTACCACATCAATAAACAAGGTGAACCAAGAGGTGTCACTTTATTTGAACGTACTCAATTTGGTAATGATATTGCCGCACACGATAAGTATATTATACAACAAATACGACAATGGGCAGAGCGTCATCAAGGACATACATTGTGGTGCCTAGGAGATTTTGGGAACATTTCATATTTATGGTTAATTAAAGAGCTAAGATATAGTTATAATATTAAAACTTGTTTTGTGTATGGTAATCATGACAAAGTCTCAGATTTACCTTTGTTTCAAGAAGCATTTGATAAAGTTTATACAATGCCTGTTTATATTCATCCTAGAATTATAGTTTCTCATGAACCTGTTTGGCCTTGTCCTAGTGGAACTTTAAATGTTCACGGTCATCTTCATTGTGAACGTCTTGATAGTAAGCAACATTTTAATGTAAATATTCATATGCTTAATTATCAACTTGCTTCTTCCAAGAGAGTAATGAATTTACTTGGTAAACTTGAAAAGCCAAGTTTTAAATTTCTTGAAGAGCCTTATGTGCGGCACATGCTTATTACTCAAAAGAAGGAAGATGCAGTATATGATCGCAAAACTGGTAAGATAGATTATGAAGCAAGTGTGCGGCTTTATAATAAAAATCATCCAGACCATCCTAAACAACCAATTCCTAAATATACTCTCTCTTGGTAATATTACTTATTCGTAATAAAATTTATAATATTACATATATGTAAAATAATATTCTATGCGGCTGTGGTAAGATTTTTCTTGCCGGCCGCATTTTATTTATGTTATAATATATTTATAAGAGAAAGGAGAAGTATGGAAAAGAATAATTATGTAATTTGTGGTTATTGTGGAGTTGATGTTGTTCCAGATTATGAATATGAAATTATTTATGATGTTACTCATAATGAAGCTGTAGATAAAGCTAAAAAGCTCTCTTTACGGCAAAGTATCGACAGATATGCAGATTTAATTGTTCAAGAGACTGAGAAAGAATTGCCACTTGATCCTGCAGATGTTTATGAAGCAGTCATTGATGATTTTATTCGATTTGAAGTATGGAAGATTGATTCTGATATTTCAAAAGAAGCATGGGATGAATTTGATTTTGGCCCTGATACTTTTTGTAATCGTTATTGTAAACGAGTAGCATAAGGAGAATGTAATGGATTATGAAGATTACGTATGTGGTGATGATCACATTTATGATTTTGAATCTGATTTGTTCTCAAATATGGCCACCGCAGAACCCTGGGACGTAGAAGAAGACGAATGGGATCCTTATGGTGATTGGGTTTATGAGGGCGAGTTCACTGATACTTATGATGATTACTACAATTAGTTTTAAGGAGCAATAATGGTTAACTGTTTTAAGCCTTATCTCCACGTTGAGAGATTGGGAAAAACAGAAGTTGATAATATCCTTTGCGGCACTGTAAGACTTACAGCAAAACTTGATGGTACTAATGCATCTGTATGGGCAGACGAAAATGGTCATATGCACTATGGTAGTCGTAAGCGTGAAATTTCTGTTGAAGATGATAATGCTGGCTTTGCTGCTTGGATGAAGTCTGACAATGAGGAAGCTGTTCTCCTTATTCGTTTTTGCCAAGCTAATCCTAGTATGATTGTTTATGGTGAATGGGGCGTGTCTAAAGTAGGTGCAATTAAGAAATACATCAAAGAAGCTGCGAATAAACTTTGGATTTTTGATATTTATTCCCGTGAAGAAGAACGTTATCTTACTTGGAATGAGCTTGAAGCCGCACTTATTATGTATAATTTAATTGATTATCGTGTTAAGCTTTTGGCTACTCTTACTAATCCAACACTTGACGATATTATTAAGGTTGCGGATGAAAATACTTTTCTTCTTGAAGGAACTAACACGCTTGGAGAAGGCGTTGTAATTCGTAGAGATAACTATACTAATTGCTATGGACGTTATGCTGTGGCAAAATATGTACGAGAAGATTTTAGACCAAATACTCCAAAAGTAAAGAGAATTGCTCAAGCTGGTGAGGTTGAACAAGATTTTATTAATCGTTATCTAACTCAGTCTGAACTTGAAAAGGCTAAGGCTAAAACTGCCTTAGCTTGCGGCGAAGAGTATGTTCCTGGTAATGGCAAGTTTATTGGTATGTTTCTTAATTTACTTTGGAAGGATGCTCTTGAAGAGAATATTGTAGATTTTTGTAAGCGTGCCAAGAATCCTCAAATTGATTTTGCTGCACTTAATGGTCTAATTAAAGCAGAAGGCCGCAAATTCCTAGGATTGGTATAATATGAAGAAAATTTTACTTTCTCTTTTGGGAATTATATTGTGTTTTAGTATATGTGGTTGTACTAGTTCAAAGTTAGAAGCACACACATCCAACGGAGAATCTTTGGAGCATGAAAGATTTCGTATAGTAGAAGGAGATTATAGTTCTCAAGCAATTTTAGTTAATACTGAAACTGGCGTTGAGTATTTATGGATTAGTGAGTATTCTAGAGCAGGATTAACTGTCATTGTTGATCATGATGGTAAACCATTAATCGCTCCCAATTTTAAGGATTACTAATGGGAATATATAAAGTAGTATATGATGATGATCTTTGTTATCATTATGTATCATGGTTTTTTGATTTAGAAACAGCCAAGAATTGGTGTGAACTAAATAAGCATAAGTGGATGCGATGGCATATATATGATAAGAAAGGACATGAAAAACATGGTGGATGTAATGGACCGTCCTACTTTGGAGCATAAAAATATTCCTGTGTATGCAGAAAATCTTTATAAATGGACACCAGAACCTACTGTATTAAAACAAGATATTTGTTGGGATATTCCAATTTTAGAAGAATTAGATTGTCCTTACTGTAAAGGTGAAACTGGTGATTGTATCATAGATGATTCATCTATCATCGCTTATGTATCAGGGAATCATTTGTGGGTTGAATTATTTGAACCGCATAATCTAGATATTGCTTTTTCAAATATAAATTATTGCCCTATGTGTGGCAAACAGTTAAAATAATTATTGCTCTTATAATAAGGTAGCTCTTGTCAGCTACCTTATTTTTATGTTATAATATTTTTATAAGGAAAGGGGAGATAGTATGTCCAAGAAGAAAAATCATAGGTCTATTACTATTGACCCTAAAATTATTTGGAATGCACACAAGCCGCGCTATAATGCTTATCAAATTGGGTATGGCGCTCATAGCAAAAATAAGTATAGTCGTAAAAAAAAATATAAAACTGATTGGAGAAATTATGACCGAGATTAATCTTCTTGAAGAGACTGAGCGCGCTTTGGCTTGTCATAATAAGACTTGGGATGACATTTCTTGGATTGGCGGACGCGATTTTTATATCAGTATTGAGCAATTTAAGGAAGCCGCAAAAGACACTAATTATGACTGTGGTTATGGTAGTGAAGAAGTTGCAGTAGATTTAGTTGTTTGTTTTAATGATGGATCATGGTTATCTCGTGCTGAGTATGATGGTTCAGAATGGTGGAGATATAATTCTTATCCACAGAAACCACAGTATTATCGTCTAGGGAAAATTAAATTAGCTGACCCTGGTGGTTATGATGCTTGGAGTGGTTTAAAGAAACTTAATAAATAAGGAGTAATTATGTCTTGGAATCCTGTACTTAATATGTTTATTGAAGTGAAAAATGAATTTATTAAGGAGTGCGGTAAGGATGCTTTGTGGCAGTATGGCCGCAAGGATTCTTTTACGAATTGTCTTTCCTATTGGGTATGGACTCTTGGAAATCATGGTCATCCTAAGCGCCATATTTATAGTAAAATGATTGAACCTTTACTTCTTAATGAAAGTATGGGTATGTTGCTTATTAAGTATAATGATCTTGGTATTGATTGGGATGCTTATGATGGTTTTTATCGTGAATGTAGATCCGTTGTGATCGATGTACTTAATGATTGTTTGGTTCTTGCTCCTTTCCGTAAATTTTTTAATATTAATGAACTTGAGGAGACTCAGCTTCATGTTATTCAAGAGAAGATAGATAATGGTAATTCTGTAGAAATTACCGATAAGATTGATGGAAGTATGTGCGATGCTCGTTGGTATCGCAAGGATCTTGTTATGTCTGGTTCTCAGGCTCTTGATATTAATAAATCTTATCGTCTAGAAAATTATTATCATTGGATGCATCAGCATGAAAATGCAGTACAGATGCTCAAAGATTATGATAATTTTACTTTCATTTTTGAAGGAGTATTCCCTGATGATGTTCATATAGTACAATATAATGAACAAATGTTCGGTCTACATCTCCTTGGAATGCGGCGAGTAGAAGATGGTGCGGAACTGCCTTATAAGGATGTTGTAGAAATTGCAGAAAAATATGGTGTGCCGCATGTTAAAATTTTTGATATGACTTTTGAAGAAGCTTATCAGGACGCTCTTAATGATGGCCGCAAGGCTAATGAGGGTGAGGGATATGTTATTGATATAGGTGGTCAGAAGTATAAGCTAAAGTATAATGATTATGTTATGCTTCATCATGCTCTTTGTAAGATGGTTTCTCCCAATGCTATAATTGCGGCTATTCGTGAAGGCCATTGGGATGATTTCTATTCAAAGATTCCTGTCGCATACCAGCCGCAAGCTAAGGCTATCGCAGATGATGTATTTACTTATCTTCATCTTTTGGACGAACGAGTGTGCTATTGGTGGGATAAAGTTAGTGAATATTGTGATTATAATCCTAATCCTGACCGTAAATTTTTTATGATTGGCGTGAATGAAATTGTACCTAAGCGCTATCAGGGAGCAGTTCGTTCTAAATATCTAATGGAGAATATAGATTATCTTCGTGGTGTTAAGTATGGAGATATTCAAGACTATATTGAGTTGATGCAGGCTTTAACTTTAAATGTTAAAGCTTGAGAATGAAATTCTTTATTGACACCTGCTTGTTAAATATGTTATAATATTTTTATAAGAAAGGAGAGATATATGACTCAGTGTGATGAAACTATTCGTCGTCAGTTGCGTAAACCTACTGTATATATAATGTGCGGCGTGCCTGGTTCAGGAAAAACATATTTTTGTAAGAACGTGCTGATGGATCACCCTTGGCGTAGTCGGGTCTATATCTCTTCTGACGATATTCGTGAAGAGCTTTGTGGTGATGCCAGTAATCAATCTCTTAATGGTGTCGTTTTTGATATTTTTTATGCCCGTGCTCGTGAAGCTATTGAAAATGGAAATGATGTAATTCTTGACGCAACGCATTTGACTAAGAAGTCTCGCCGCAAATGTCGTAATCATTTTAAGGATTTGGATTGTAAGTTTATTGCAGTTCAGATGAATACGCCAGTATTAGATGCTATTTATCGTAATAAGAAACGTGATAGAGTTGTACCTGCTGATGCAATGAGCCGCATGATTAAGGTATATCAGCCTGTTGAGGATAGTGAAGGTTTTGATTATGTCTGGAGAGTAGATTAATGATTTATTTAAGTTCAGATTTACATTTTGGACATGATAGAGGCTTCATTTATGAGCCGCGAGGGTTTTCTAGTGTCCAAGAGAATGATGAAATAATTATTGAGAGATTTAATAGTATCGTGCGGTCTAATGATGATCTTTATCTCTTGGGCGATCAAATGCTTAGTGATAATGAACATGGTTTAGATTGTTTGCGGCAACTTAATGGTAATCTTCATATTTTATGGGGAAACCATGATACAAATGTGCGCAAAAAACTTTATAAAACTCTTCCTAATGTTGTAGAGATTCTTGGATATGCAGGAATGCTTAAATATGGTAAATGGCATTTCCTTTTGTCGCATTATTCAACTTTAACCGCGAATTATGATGATTATGATAAACCTTTAAAAGAACGGATATGGAATCTTCATGGCCATACACACTCCAATAATCGTTTTGAATTTATGGATAAAGGATGGCAATCTTATAATGTAGCTGTTGATGCTCATTATTGCTATCCTGTCAAAATTGATAATGTTATAGAAGATATTAAATGGTATTATATTCAACGTAAATATGAAGAGTATGAGTTTTAAAATTTTTATTGACGACAGTTTAAAAAATATGATATAATATATTTATCAAAAGGGGATAAAAAAGGTTTTTTGATTTTTATATAAAATGTAAGTTTTATTTATCCCCTTTAAAAAAAATCTTGTAGCTGTTAAAAATTTTTATTGACAGCTGAAAAGAAAATATGATATAATAAATATATAAGGTTGAGAGAGTTAATAAGGTGTTTCTAAAAAAAGAAATACAATATTAGGTTTCTTAACCTAAGAACCTTGAAAACAGAATAGTTGAAGATTTAGGTGCAACTCAGTGCAGAGCGGTGTCAACGTGCTGAGAATTCTTCTCAATGAGTTGATGCGGCAAGGGATACTTTGCGGCTAGGCTTTAAAATGAATCGTGAGATTTATTTTAGAAGGTAGAAACTACCAACGAAATGAAGAATGTGCTAAGTCTGTTTGCTTAGAAAACGTACTTGTAGATTGTCGTCTCCGTAATAGACGCCCCAGTGGGGAAGAATCCAGAACACTTATTAACAGGTGGTGCTGAATAAGAGAAAGCTGGAAATACCAATAAGGAGATTGAGCTGTTGACTCTCTGGTGACAGGGGGAATAAGACAAGGGCGAGGTTCGAGTAGCGCAAAGCAGCTCCTTTTATCATTATAATGAAATTAGGAGAATATAATATGCTGAATGATGCGTGAAAGTTGCGGGTAAGCAATCCTGCTACGGAAATGGCCTTTACGGCTGGGGCAAGAAGCATTAGGGTCGCTCCCTTTTGTTCAGCCTTGTCTCCCGTGTGACAGAAGATTCAGCAAATAGAGGTGGTACGGCGAAGGTCGGCATGTATATCTTCAACTATTCTGTTTGAAGGAATTGACGTAATAGTCCGTTCGCGTCATTAAATAAAACGGCATCTCTGGTTAGGTAGGGTTTATAAAAGAGGGTAGCCTAACATGCTCTCTAATATATTTAGTGTATACACAGTAAGGCTTTTTATTGCTGATTGGTCCGTTACGTACTGCTATAAAGTAAAACCGTAGAAAAGAATTCAGTAACCCGGAAGATTGGTCTTGCCTGTGCTGGGTCAAAGCTAAAAAGACTAGTTACGTAGCCGGTATGCGGACACCGCTCGGTAGAGGAAGTCCGCAAGTATTAAAAGGGCTGAAATAACTAATAAATAGTTTATGCCTTAGAGAACATTTATAAAAATGTTTTCTAAGGCGTATCTGATGCCAGTGTAGTGAGAATCGACTGCACTATAAAATAAAATTCAAGGATTTAAATTCCTGATGTGCCAAGATCAGCTGCAGGGAGTCTAGTGTAAACCGATTAGACTATAAAATAAAAATCGTGGTTTTTTGGTTTTGAAATCACCTAAACCAAAAAGATTTCCGTTTTATGTGTTTGAACGAAATCAAGTACATTCCATGCAGGATAGGGTAATGATCTTGCCGCAAGTCTATGCGTAAAATAAAGATCGCTTGTAGATTAAGAGCGTTAGAATCTTCTGTAGTTTATACTTTCTCTACGATGAGGGTAATTCCTATGAAAGTATCTTCTCTTGGAGGATATATCCACTTACCTAAAGTCATATCAGCCATAACGGGTATATCTTCCAAAAGGAGTAATCCTACTGTCTTTGCGAGCATGTCGATTAGACGTAAAATAATTTCACATGCGGTGGTCGTGTTACACCTTACCCAACACTTTTATTTTGCTGGTGTGGCGCAATAGGTAGCGCACTTCACTTGTAATGAAGATGTTGCGGGTTCGATTCCTGTCACCAGCTCCAGTCGGGCGTTAGTGAAGCGGTTATCACAATGGTCTGTCTAACCATTATCACGGGTTCGATTCCCGTACGCCTGGCCACAAAATGCGGGGTAGTTATATGGATTAAAACATTAACTGAAACTGGTGCATAAAGACAGTTAAAGAATCGGGTTTGAGTCCCGACCCTGTAACCATATGCGATCATGGTGTTTAACGGCTAGCATGTCAGCCTTCCAAGCTGCGGGTGAGGGTTCGAATCCCTCTGGTCGCTCCATAATATCGGATAGTGGGCCAGTTTGGTTAAGCCACATGATTTGGGATCATGTTATCGGGAGTTCAAATCTCTCCTATCCGACCATGTTTATAATAGTATATGCTATTTAATTAAAATTTAAAATAGCCTTTAATAGCCTAAGAGAAGGCGCTTGAATTTTTTCAAGAGAATGAAGGCTGTTTGCGGGAGAAGCTCAACGGTAGAGCACTCGACTCATAATCGATTGGAAGCAGGTTCGATTCCTGTCTCCCGCACCAGTAAAATTGAAGAAACATTAATTTGGCGCATTAGATTAACGGATAGATCACTACGCTTTCACCGTAGAGATGAGGAGTTCAACTCTCCCATGCGCTACCAAATGCGGGTGTGGCGAAATTGGCAAACGCGACGGACTCAAAATCCGTTGCCGCAAGGCTTGTGGGTTCGAGTCCCACCACCCGTACCATTAAAAATTTTTTTATAAAGTAAATAAAAATTTAAATTATTTTTAATTAATTTTTATTTGCTTTATATACAGCATCGTCTTGTTCGTGTCTTAGGAGGAATTAAACCGAGTGAGTAAAAACAAGACTCTTATAGGATATATTGTTGCATTATCTTTAGTCTGTGGTCTTATGATGATTCCAGGCGTAGCTTATAGTGATAGTTTAACAGCAGCGTCTTCTATATCTCAAAGTGAAAAAATACATCAGATTAAAATAGAAAAACAATTAAAAATTATAAAAGAGAAGAATAAAATTTCAAAGGATACTTGAAAGTATTTAAAAGTTTGGAAAACTTATCTTTCTAAAAAACAAAAGCAACAATTAAAAAATAATAAAAATAAAGCAATGAATAGTTTTAGTTTAACTAAAATTAAAAATTATCAAAAAAAGAATTTAACTATTATAGAAAAAGCCAAAAAGGTAAAAAAGAATAGGGACAATGTTAAAAAGTATATAAAAAAAATATTGTCTAAAGGTTTCTTAAATGATAAAGAAAAAAACACTTTACAAAAATATTTAAAGAAAATAAAAAAGAGTTATAGTGTTAAAAAAATTAAAAAATATAAACAAAAAGCGAAAAAAATACTTATAGAAGCAAAAGAAAGAGCTATAGAAGAAGAAAGATATATCCCAGGAATGGATACTTCTTGGTGGAGTGATGCCGCCATTAAATATGTAAAAGAATGGGGTAGAAAAAACAATGCCTTTTTAAGTGGTACTCCAATGGAAGGACTTGGTTATTGGATTGCTGCTGGTGCTTGGGATTATAATGTAGATCCCGCAGTATTATCTTCTATTGCTTATATTGAATCTGGATGCGGAGTAATTCCATATGGTTCACCCTATAACGCTTATGGTTGAATCTGGAATCCACCTTATATGAGTAGTTGGGAAGATGGAATTTATAAATGGTATGGATTCTTTGGTCAATATTTTGGTGGAGATATTCCTGTTTCTTCAATGCATGGTTATGGTGGATATGGAGTAGAAACTCTTTATCCATATCTTGAACAAATTAGAAATGCCTAATAATAAAATAAAAATATATACACTGTAAATGAAAGTTTGAATACTTTATTAAAAGTATTTTAAGATCAGATGATGCTGTTATACTCTTAATTTTTATTATTAGGAATAATTTTATGATAAAATTTTAGTATATTATGAAAACTAGAAACTTCTATATAATTCATAATGATATTTCCTCTTGGTGTAATTGGTAGCACAAGGGTTTTTGGTGCCCTTAGTTTAGGTTCGAGTCCTGAAGAGGAAGCCAACGCTATGTAGCTCAAAAGTAGAGCAGGGTGCTGAT